ATGTTTGACCTCCTAGCATGGTGCGAATTCGTATACGTTCAGGTTGCAGTCGGGCATTGAGTTCACGAGCTCCTCTGCCTCATGCACTGATGAGAGCGGTGCTATCCCGTTCTTCTCCAGCCAGTCGTTGATGGCGGATAGGACATTCTCGTAGGACGTTTGGTATTGGTCTCCGTTGTCGGATATGCATGAGTATTTGTTGCCCTTTTGGATTTCGCCCCATACGTAGTAGCGTTCGTCGAAGAACAGTCCTGCCGTATCCGTGTTCACATACACCTCGCAACCGCATTCCTCCGCTAGGGTCACCTGCTCAAGCAGGGGGAAGAAGCGCCTTAGCAGTTCGGTGAAGGCCTCGTGGCATGGCCCCCATGCCGTCTCGAAGCGGACATCGAGGACATCGTACCCACGTTCTTGCTTGAGTTCGGGTTCGTCTGTATACCAGCCTCTACGGCAGTCGGTCGCGTCGATTTCCTCGGGCGTGAATCCAGCCTCAAGGAAGGTTTGGTAGACGGGGTTGTGTTCTTGGATTTTGGCCACCGCCTCCGCTTTGAGAATGAGGGCTTTGAGCCTCTCGCATTCGGCCTTTGGGCCGTAGACGTACATCGTGTTGTAGCACCAGTTTGGCATATGTGTTTCTCCTTTCCTGCCTGCTTAGGCACGCTTTGCCCTGTATGTGTGCTTGTTCGTTATTAGGCAATCGTTTCTCGGCTTCTGTAGCCAGCGGATCATGTTATCCGCCTTTTGGTAATTGGCGATTCTCACGCCGACCATTCCGCACGTTTGGATGTCGCTGTACTCGCAGGCCAAGCAATCGCGGAATACCTTGCGAGTCACGGGCTTGTTGTCGATTGTGTACTCGTACTTACTCATGCTCGCCTCCCTGCTTAAGCATCTTGTCGATGATGTTCTCGGATTCCCACGCATTGCAGGCTTCGAGGGTTGGGAAGGTTTTGTTGATTTTGATGACGTTCATGCTTGTTCTCCTATGCGGTGTGCCCTGTGAGTGCTTAGGCAGGCCGGGCTATCCTGCCTAAGCGAGTGTCATATGTTCGTTATGCCGTTCGGGTGACTCCTCCGTTCCTCGGCTTGATGCCGATTGTTCCGTGCTCGCTGAAGTCGGGGCAGTCCATGTTGCAGACGTAGCAGTAGGCGTAGCCTTCTCGGATGTCGGCCATGTCCCTAGCCCATTCGGCTTCGTTCCTGCTTACGTAGAGGAGCGAGAGCATGTCGCCCATCGTGGTGTGGCTGAGCTGGGCGTGGTACACGAGGGAGCCAGTCCGCTTTTGGTAGTCGTCTACCGCTTTGCGGTACTCGGGGACGTTGTCAATCCAGTAGAGCACACCATCGAAGATGGCGTTCTGCCTCTCGGAGTAGTTGAGCGTGCCGTCCTCGAATTCGCGGATGACGTGCGGCATGATGCGAAGGGCTTTCATGCGCTTGACCGCTTCGGCTTTCATGCGGTCTTCAAGGGTGGTTGTGTTGGTTGTGTTTGCCATGTTTCGGCCTCCTTTTTCGCTTCCATTATTCGCTCGGTGTTGCCCTATTGCAAGAACGAATTTTGCAATAAGTTTTTATCACCTTGTGATAGTTTGGCATTGTATCGGTGTTGCCCTAGTTTTTGCATACGTCTTCTACCGTTCGCAGGGTGCAGATGGCGAAGTATGCGCCGTTTATGCATGGGCTGACCCAGTCCGCACGCTCCCATGCTTGCTTAAGCAGGTATTTCTCGCTCGGGACTTCGTCGCCGTATTCCTTGGCGATTCCAAGATTCCAGAGCAGGCCCTCCAGAAACTCCTCAAAGTCCTTATAGGGCTTTGGCTTTGGCATGGAATAGAAGCCGTCCTCGTCCTTTTCCTCGACATCGTCGATGTACCAGTACGTCGTCTGTATCCATTCCTGCTTACGCAGCTCATCGTATATCTCCGCGAGCCTGGCGATTGAAACGGGCTTGTCCTCCCCGTTCATGTAGAGTCGGAACTGTCCGCGTTTGGTTTTCCAAACGTAGTTATGGAATCCTAGCGCAGCCTCGGACAAATCATTCATGATTTCGGCTTTGCGCCTTTGCTCAATGGTCGGTTTTCTCATGGGTTCTCTCCTTATGCGTGAGTGCTTGGGTAGGCAAGTGATCGGGCTTCCATATGTGGCAGGAAGTAGCCCTCCGCCTCGATTAGCGCCTCCCTTAAGGGAAGGCATTCAGATTGGTCTCCGTCCTTTTCGTCTTCGAAGAAGGCGATGACGCAACCGCTCGGCAGGGTGACGATTTGGCGGAGCGTGGGGGCTTCTATCTCCCCATCGAAGATGGCTTGGGCGATGTCGAACCACCATCCCATGTCCGCAGTGGGTTGCACATAGTACCTGCCGGAGTGCTCAAGCAGCAGGGCATGGGCTCTATGGCAAGCGTCCTTGAACGCTTGGGTATTCGCTTCGGAAAACATCAGTTTTCACCTCCTTTCGCGTTGAATGCGATTCCCGTTGGGAATGAGTACTCGTTGGAGTAGTAGCAACCGTCCCGTTTGGTGTATTTCCCTACAAGGGAAACGTTGCCTTCTCCGTCCATGATGGCGAGTTTGGACTTGCTTAACCTAAGCAAGAGCTCGTTCTGCTCGGGGGTCAGAATCGCCGTCTTCCCTAAAATTAGGGAAGCGTAGTCCTTGATGAAGGTCATGGTGTCGTTGTGGTTGGGCTCGGGCTTGCTGAAGCGCTCATGCTTCCCCGTGTCCTCGTTCCAGTGCCACGAGTAGGAAGGCTCGGAGCAAAGGCTGATTATGCCGTTATGGGCTAAGCCCATCTCGCAGGTTTGGCTGAGTTTCCGCATGGTCTTGTAGGAACGGCAGACGGGGAACGGATGGCAGATTTCCTTATGCACACCACCTTGGGTGGTGATTCTGAAGTGGAAGACGATTGGCGTAGCCAACGGATCAAGGCCGTTGCGCTTGATTGTCGCGACTAGGTCTGATTGGAAATCAGGGTAGGACATGAAGCCCTTTCGGATGAGGACTTTCCCGTTTACGGGAAGCATGTAGCCAGCCCCGTGGGGGTTGTGCTCAAAGCAGGCTTTGAGTTGGCTGACGGTAGGTGCTTTAGCACCTTGGGGTTTGAAGACGATGACGCACATTGTGTATATACCTCCTATGTATGTGTCAGTGCTTAGGCATTCAGGGTGATTCCGCGGACGTCGGCGGCGTTTGTTCTAAGGAACAAGCCGTTCTTCCGCCAGTAGTTCATCGTAGATGAAGGGACGGTCTTGAAGACTTTGTTCATACAGTAGCATTTGCCGAAGGCAACGTTCTTGATGTGGCTGAAGACATCTAGAACAAGTTCTAGATAGTGGGTTATCCTCTCGGCGTCATTGGTAGACTTACCAATGCGGAGCTCGACCGTCTTGCCCGAGGAGATGAGGGCGCATCCGTCGCTACCGTGGCCAATGCTGAAGCAGGAGAAGGCACGCCAGTCGTCCGCATCGTCGGCAAGACCTTCGATGTAGGTCTTGCAGTTCTCGATTTGGCGCTCCGTCATGAATGAGCACCAGCCCATCTCATCGGCCTTTCTTCCAGAAAGCCTGATGAAGTCCTCTTTGTAGGAGAGCATGAAGTACTGAATCTTGAGAAGATTCATGGCCTGCTGCTTCGGGGTGTCACCAAGAAAGGTCTTGGTGAGGTGGACGTGGAAGCCGACGTTGGCGTAGTTCTCGTCATTGCGGATCAGCTTTAGCTGATTGGTGAGGATGTTCCAATCGAAAGCACGGAGTGCTTTGGGGGTGAAGACGTTGCTGATAATCTCGACCGCCACGGTGCAGTCGCGCTCGACCCTGAACACCTGATTGCGAGGGCTTCTTGAGTTTGCAATCCTTGCAAATTCGGGAGTGCAGGTCATCCCGCCGTTTAGGAAACGGCGAACGTCAGAGCCGTTGGCCTCCATCTCGATTCCGACGCCTTGGACGTTGTCCAAGTCGAAACTCTCGTCCTCGCCGTTGACGACCCTGACGGAACGGGACGTTCCGTGGTAGTCGTGAATCGTCACCTTGCGAGGGGTCGGGGCGTGTTCCTGCTCGATCGAGTGCCTGAGCTGGCAGGAGGGGCAGAGCCTACGGCTTTCGTCACGATACCAGACAGAAGCGTTGCTTCTGATTTCATCGGGGGTAATCAATGCTCCGCATTGGTCGCAAAGGCGGAATCCAAGACGGCGGAGCATGGCCATGATGGTTCTACCATCATCGGAGTCGAGGGTCGCGTAATCCACGTATCCGTTGCAGTCGGAGTCGAACATGAGGAGCGAGGTTACGTAATCATCAGAGATGATTCGGACGTTGTTCGAGGTGATGAAATGGCTTGCCATTCCATGAGCGATGGGGTCTTTCTCCACATCATAGATGTGGGAGGTGATGGTTCCGCCAACGGAGTTGACGTAGACGATGAATCTTTCCATGTCGGTTTTCCTTTCAAGCCTTTAGGCTTAGCCCTTTGGGGCGGTGGTTTTTGACCGCCATAATGATGGAATAGGGCAACACCGATTGCAAAAAGTGATTTTGCGCAGGAGAAATCACGGGGGCATAATGCGGGTGTTTCGGCGGTGTCAAAATTTCCTGCCTGCCTAAACAGGCAAGCATGATCCAGGCGTCTGCGTAGGCACTCGCCATGACTCGCGGACTCTTTGGGGCGCATTCGGCTAGATGAGACATCTAGCGAATGCTACAAAGAGGGTCAAGCCCTCGAAAGAAAGGCCGATTCGGCGCGCATTATCAGTGCATCATGCACTCATCGACTGCAAAGCACTCACGAGGCCAAATAGCATTTCTCTTTGATAAATGCATTTGCGCCACATCCCAACAATCGGAGATTATTGGGATGTGATTTGGGGCGGTTTTCGGGCCGTTTGGGAGCGGTTGGCAAGGTCGGGGTGAAGATGTTCGAGGCAACTCAGCCAGACATTACGGCATCCCATTTCTAATCCCTCGAATCTCGAGGGTTATAAATGCCCAAGGTAATAATCAATGGGGGTTTTGAGCTAATAGCTCAGGGAACTCATTGGGGATTGGTTAAGACAGAAAGGAAGGGTCTCAGCCCCTAATTGCTTAAAAGTTCTTAACCTTTCCTTTTCCAATGGGGAAAGAAAGAAATCAAATGGGGAAACGCTTTTCCTTTGTGCACGGTGCACAATAAATGGGGCTGGATAATGGGATCGGTGACAAAGTCAGGGGGAAACATTATTCGCATGGCATTGAGAGCAAACTCCCAAAACCAGTGTCTTAGGGTTACTATCAAAGATAGTAAATGCATGTTTCGATTCAAGCGAACTGCTCCCAATGGAAAGAAAGCCCGATGTTATCGGACTTTTTCGGCTATTGAGTGGCAAAATGGGTGGCATTATGTGCGTTGCAAGGGGCATTATGCGGAAGGCATGGCATGCCATACGCGCATATGCATAGGCACTCGATAGGCCCCCCTATGCCGGGGAAAAGGGGGAGGGGCGGTCGAAACAAAACAATGTCCCCCCAAACTTTTTTCCCTCCGAAAATGCCCTAGCACTCACCTATTATGACTGCCAAAACCAGTGAATGATTTCTTTCTTTCATATTTAAGTATTCCGCGTGTGCGCACGGGATACGTATTGCTTTCTTTCCTGCTTTCTTAATACTAGAGAGAGCAGTGTATAAGTATTTAAGAGCAATACTATAAGCATAGGTCTAAGAATATAAGCATAAGTAGCAGTACATCTAAGCTTTTAAGCATAATACCTACAGTATTTTCTTTCTTTCCTTCCGGCTTATAGGGCTATAACTCCCTTTATCATTTCCCTCTTTCCGATGCCGAAAAGTCTACGCTTTCATTACGCTGACGCGCCCGCATAGGGCCCGTAGAATGGGGGCATGGCGAAGAACTTGCAGCTATCCGTTTTGACCTCCTACGAGCGCGCCATCGCGAATGGCGACTTTTCCCGTCCGTCCATCGAGGCGGCGGAGGGCAGAAGGACCCGCGCCATAGCCGACGCGATCCTATCCTCCAAGTGCGGGGAGCAGATCGTCTTGGACGACGGCACCGTGGTCGAGCCGACCATCGAGGAGCTTCTCATCGGCAGGGCCATCCAGAAAGAGCTCGAGAGCCCCAAGGGCCTTGAGACCGTGGAGAGGCTCATGAAGATGAGGGGAGAGCTGCAGGAGGGCAGCACCACCGTGAACGTCTCGCTGGTAGACGCCGACCTCGCCAAGAGGGCATTGAGCTGACATGACCCTCGCCGACAGAGAGCTCGCCGGGTACGAGCGCGACTGGACCATCACGTTCCAAGGGCGCGTCTACCCGATGTGGGTGCTGATGGAGAGGCTCCTGTGGATCGTCGACAAGGACTCCAAGAGGGTGCCGTTCCACCTGAACGCGCAGCAGATAGGCCTCTACAAGGAGATCTGCATGCAGAGGCGCTCGGGCAGGCCCGTCAGGCAGGACATACTCAAGTCCCGCCAGATCGGGTACTCCACCTTCATAGCCGGGGCGTTCTTCCTGACCGGGATGTTCACCCCCAACCTCAAGATCGGCGTGGCCGCCGACGTCGAGAAGCACGCGAAGGACATCTTCGCCAAGTACGAGTACTTCTACGACCACCTAGACGACTCCAACCCCATGAAGGCGGAGATCGACGAGTTCGAGCGGACCCACAAAGGGCAGAGGCACAGGGCCTCCTACAAGCCGACCCTCTCCTACGCGAGGGGGCAGACGATGATGGCCACTGCGGCGGGCAACTCCGTCATCGAGGTCATCGTGGCGGGGCAGGGCAGCGGCAGGTCCAACACCTACCACATGCTCCACCTCTCCGAGTGCGCCTTCTTCAAGGACCTCCTCATCACCATGAACGGCCTGCTGGAGACCGTCTCCTCGAAGAACAGGGAATCCTTCATCTTCCTCGAGACGACCGCGAACGGCTTCAACGAGTACAAGTCCCGCTGGGACAAGGATTCGCAGGGCCTCACCTCCTACGGGGCGCTGTTCATGCCTTGGTTCTCGAACCCCGAGTACCGCAACGAGGACTACGACGATCCCAACGCCGTCCCGCCCAAGATGGACCAGTGGTTCCTCGACCGCAAGGAGCGGTTCAACCTCACCTGGTCGCAGATCGTCTGGTACTGGGACAAGTATCAGGACAAGGGCGACCTCGGGCTCACCCTGCAGGAGTACCCGTTCTGCGCGACCGACGCCTTCATCACCTCCGGCAACTGCGTCTTCTCGACCGAGCTGATCGCCAAGCGCAAGGAGGAGCTGATGCCGAATCTGGCCAACGTCAGAAGGGGCAGGTTCGTCACCAAGCACCAGTTCTCGTTGGACGGCAAGTCCGTCCAGTTCGAGAGCGAGGGCTTCCTCGAGTGCAACGGCGGGGAGATCGCGATCTACGAGGAGCCGAAGCCTGGCCACCCGTACATCTGCAACCTAGACCCCGCGATGGGCGGCGAGGACTCCTACGTCATACAGGTGCTCGACAACTACGAGTGCCGCCAAGTGGCTACCTACCGCACCGACAGGCCCGGAGGCGACGACGAGGTGGCATACCAGCTCGTGGCGCTCGGGCTCCACTACAACGGCGCGATGATATGCGCCGAGTGCAACAACTCCAACGGGTCATACATCCTCCAATTGGCGTCCAGATGCGGCTACCGCAATATCTATCAGGACTCCGAGTACGAGGCGCTGTCCGACTCGTGGGAGAACCGCTTCGGCTACAAGACGAAGCAATCGAACAAGGCCCCGATGGTCACCATGCTGAAGCTCGCGTTCCGCGACGACTACACGATGATCAGCGACTTCCAGACCCTCTGCGAGATGGAGGAGTTCGGGGTGTTCAAGACCGTCGGCGGCAAGGAGACCTACAGGGCGGACTCCGGGAGCCACGACGACACCGTCACCGCGCTCATGGGGTGCTTCCTCGTGAGGGCGAGCGGGGCATGGGACTGCGTGCCCAAGCAGGCGCCCACGCAAACCAATGAAAACAATGACGCGCAGGACCCGTTCCGCGCCGCGCGTGAGGCGAAGAAGCGGAACCAAGCGAAGAAAGGGAGATTCATCACATGGCATTGAGGATCAGGGACATCGACCCCAAGAAGCTGAAGGAGGCGAAGGCCTTCCTTTCGGCGATGGAGCTTCTCGGCATCACCGAGGAGGACCTCCTTGCCATGAAGGAGATCCCGGCCATGAAGGCCGAGCTTTCCGAGCTGCGGGAATTCAAGGAAGACGTCATGCGCGAGCGTCGTGCAAGCGCCGAAGGCGTCGGCAAGAAGACCATCGAGCAGCAGATAAGGGAAGGCTTCGGCAAACCGGTGGAGGAATTCAACCCGTATGGAAAGAGATAACACAGGAAGCGTGAACTACGGCCTTTTCCTCCTCGACAGGGAGTACAAGCTGACCACCAACCTCGACGCATACGTCCGCGAGGCCCAGAACTTCTACAACGGCAAGCACTACGACGACGCGAACGAGGACAACATGATCCGCGTGACCATGAATTTCTGCTCGTTCTCCACGAACCTCAAATCCGCGAAGATAGTCGGCACGCAGAGGTACATCACCTTCACCGCCGACGACGAGAACTACGACTGCAACAAGCTCCAGCGCTTCGACGAGTACAACCTGAAGAAGCTCGACGAGCAGACGGGCGACTTCCAGTCCTGCTTGGACGGCTTCAACAACGGCACGGCCATCGCCGGCTACCGCTGGGACAGGGACGACACCACCTACAAAGGCATCTACAAGGGCGGCTTGGTCCTCGAGCAGTTCGACATCCTCCAATTCGCGGTAGCCAATCCCTACCTCATGGACATACAGAACCAGAAATGGGTCATGTATTGGCTCGATGAGGACGTTCTGGCCGTCCGCGACATGGCCGAGCGCCATGACAAGAAGGAGCTTGAGCGCATCCGCAAGGCCATTGTGCCGGACGCGCAGGGCAAGGATTCCGTCAACCACGGCCTCGTGACCGTCTATACCCGCTATTTCCGAATCAAGGGCGAGGTCGCCTTCATGTGCAGCACGAAGGACGTTGACCTCTTCGAGTACCCGCGCTTCCTCAACCCCAACGTTGACAGGAAGATCGTCTCCTACGCCAAGAAGATGGTGGAGGAGAGAAGGGAGGGCTCGCCCGACGAGGAGACCTCCTTCGACCGCGTCAGGGACTATTCCATCGACTACGAGGACATGGTCATGAACGTGTTCGACGCCGAGGTCGAGACCGACGAGTCCTACAAAGAGTCCAAAGAGAAATTCTACCTCTACCCGTTCGCCCGCTTCGTCCCATACGAGATCAAGGGATCCTTCTACGGCAGAAGCGACGTGAAGGACATGATACCGATCCAGAAGGGCGTGAACTTCGCCCTCTCTATGGTCCTCAAATGCGTCGAGAACAACGCGTACAACAAGATATTCGCCAAAGACGGCGCCTTGGCTGGTCAGGTCATCACCAATGAGCCCGGTCAGGTCGTCACCGACTACTCGAGGCTCACCAACGGCTGGGGCATCAAATTCGCCGAGAGCCAGCCGATGCCCAACGGCGTCATCGAGTTCGCGAAGCAGATATTCGACATGACCCGCGTGGTCTACGGCTTCAACGACGTCATGGACGGCTCCGTGTCCAATCAGGACATCTCCGGCTATGCCGTCCAGCAGATGATCAAGCAGGCCAACTCGTCCATCGAGCAGCAACAGCAGCTCTTCTGGAAGTTCTGCAAGGACAAGGCGGCCATCCGCCTCATGTTCTACAAGTTCTACGTGGACGAGGCCAAATACACCTACGAATTGCCTGATTACGAGGTTGAGTCCCGCGAAGAGGCGAGGAACGCCATGCTCCAGCGGCAACAGCAACTGCAGGCGCAGGGGAAACAGCTCGAGATCGGCGACATCGACCTCAGCCAGCCGACGAGGAAGACGCAGATCCGCAGGTTCTCCGGCAAGGAGATCTTCGGAACATCGTTCGACATCTCCATCGACGTCATGCAGGGCTTGGCCGATTCCAAGTTGGCCGAATCCCAGATGTGGGACACCCTCATCATGAATGGCAACATCCAGAACCTCGAGCCCGAGATGCTCGAACTCTACTTGGAGGCGAACCCGACCATCAGCGCCCGCTCCAAGGCGACGCTCAAGGCCATCGTCGAGAGGCAGAAGCAGTCCGAGAACCACCAGCTCAAGGAAAAGCTTCAGCAGGCGCTCCAGTACATGCAGCAACTGCTTCAGTACTCGAAGGAATTGGAAGCCCAGAACGGCTACAAGACCAATTACATCGAGAACCTCACCAAGGAGTTCACCGAGAAGATCGGCGTGGCCAACAAGGTTATCACCGCCCAGAACTCCGCGCTCGCCCAGCAAAGGCAGCAGAAGCCCGAGGGCGAGGTCAAATCCAATAACGCGAGAGGCGTTGGCGGAACATCCATAGGCACACCGCCCGACGGGGCGTGAGCATATACGCTAGGCACGGCGCAAAAGGCCAAATCGCATCGAAGAGCGTGAAAATCGAGATTCGCAAGGATAGCGCAAAAATCGCTCTTCCAGAAAGGAAATACCCATGACGGAAGAAGAAACCAAAAAGCCGAAGCCGGAAGATGAGTCTCTCATCGACCCCGAGGACCTCGAAGAAGAGGAAGAAGGAGGGGAAGGCGAAGGCGAGAAGCCTCAGGAGAAGCCCAAGGCCAAACCCGAGGAACAATCCCGCGAAGAGCGCGCGAAGCAGGCTCAGGCCAGACGCGAGCGGGAAGCCCGAGAGAGGGAGGAGCGCATCAAGCGCGAGGCCTACCTCAAGGGGAAGCTCGACAGCGTGAAAGTCAACCCTTTCACGAACGAGCCCATCGAGGACGAGTACGACCTCAAGGTCTACGAGATCCAAGCTAGGCTCAAAGCGGAGGGAAAGGACCCCCTAGCCGATTTGCCCAGAGCATTGGCCCAAGCCGAGCGCGAAGCCCGAGAGAAGGCCAAAGCCGATGAGCAGGAGAAGCGCGAGCACTCCGAAGCCATAGACAGGGACTTGGCCGAATTCAGGCAGAAGCACCCGGACGTGGACCCGGCGCAGCTCATGCAGGACCCCGACTTCATCGAGTACTCAGACGGCAAATTGGGCGTCAAAGGCGGGAAATCGCTCTCCGAGATCTACGAAGCCTTCGGAAAATTCATGGAGCGTCAGGGCAAGCCCCTGAAGCCAAAGCAGAAACCGGAGGAGAAGCCGAGCGCGCCAAGCCCGAATGGAGGCAGGCGGACGGCTCCGACATCCGATTACTCGAAGATGACGAAGGAACAGCGGATCGAATACCTCAAGAAAAACAAACTGATCTAGAAAGGAGGCATTTATGCCCGTTACCCAAACCTTAGGCGGAATGCTCAAATTAGGCGATCTCCCGATCGAGGAAAAAGAGCAAATCTCCGACGCCATCATCTACTCCGCAGAGCACGAGGCCGAATTCTACACCGAATGCTCCGACGCCGAGCTCGACCAGAACAAGACCAGCATGGTCTTCACCAGAACCTACCTCCCCGAGGTCGACAAGACCTCCGAGCGCTACAAGAAAGGCCTCGTCGAGGGCATCACCCCCGAACCCGAGAGCCTCAACGAGGCGGAATTCTCCGTCGCCGTCATGGAGAACGGCTGGTACTTCACCTTCACCAACAAGATGATCAACCACGCCTGGCTCCCCATCAAGCAGCGCTGCTCCAAATACCTCTCCAACATCTTCGCGAGCTACCACGACGAGAAGATCGCCGACGCGTACCTCTCGTCCGCGAACACGGTCACCTCCGTCGACTTGCTCGACTACAACGACCTGCTCAAGATCAACTCCATCCTTTTCGACAACGGCGCGGTCCCATTCGAGGGCGGCTTCTACAAGCTCCGCGTCAACTCCGCCGTCGCCGATGCGATGCTCTCCAAATTCAAGGACATCATCACCCACACCACCCAGAAAGAGGCGGTCGTAGTCGGCGAGCTCGGCGAATTGGCCGGCTTCCGCATCATCAAGTCCCGCCTCCAAGCCTTCCGCAAAGACGGCTCGAACAACTACGCGTTCGTCGCCTACGGCAAGACCAAGAAAGGCGAGTTCGCGGTCAAGAAATGCGCCTACGACAACATGGCCGAATCCATCATCCTCACCCCGCTCGGCGGCCTCGGCAACGACCCGCTTAAGCAGCGTGGCGCTATCGGCCTCTACGTCGATGGCCACGGATTCTTCGTCGCCAATGACGAAGTCGCCGTCACCGGCAAAGTCGCCGCTTCCTCGCTCTCCAGCTACACCTCCGACCTCTCCATGACCCACGCGGTCAGCGGAACCGACAGGTTCGACGATGCCTATCGCTCCAACCTCGCCAAATCCGGCGGAGCCCGCGAGATCACACCGAAGTACGACTACATCAAGATGTATCGCTACTCCGGTTCCTCCGGCACCACCGCGAACACCCTCACCCTCACCGCGAAGAAGCCCGACGGCACCGCTTGGGTCTTCGATGACGATGGCAACGGCAAGCTCAAGCTCGCCTCTGGCAACACCAGCGTCGTCACCGTGGCCGATGGCGTCATCACCGCTGCCGGCACCGGCATCGCGACCGTCGTCATCTCCCAGTATGACAACCCCACCATCAAGACCGTCATCACCGTCGAGGTCATCGCGGGTAACTCCAACGGAGTCAACCCCGTGCTTGACTGATCGCCTGACGATTGAGTCCCAACTAGCCTTGGGAGGGAGTTATGGGCTCCCTCCCTTGGCCTTAAGCAAATAATCCAAAGAAAGGCATAAAAACATGGCAATCCCTACCGAAGAAGAGACCTTGGAGATGCTCGGCAAAGAGCCTAAGGTCACCATCAACATCAAACCCGAGAAGAACAACCCCAACTACGTCACGGAGCGCGTTATCGTCAACGGCGTCACCTATCAGATCGAGGTAGGCAAGGACGTCGAGGTCCCGAAGACCGTCTTCGATGCCCTCCGCAAGAAAGGAATCATCTGATATGACACTCTCCGAGCTCGCGTACCACGTCGTTAAGAACGTCAAATACTATGAGGACCCCGGCTTCACGCTGGACTCTTTCCGCGCAGGCGAATTCGACGCGGACCCCGACTACGCGAACTCGATCAACAACGCGTTGGCCCCAATCAACGAGGCCATCCACAGATTGAGCGACAGGAACAAGCTCCCGTGCAGGGTCGCCACTTTAGGCGAACAGTACGCATTGCTCGCGGACATATCCTCCGTCCCTATGGTTAAGCGCGTCCGAAACGCGTTCTTCATGACGGCGGGCGGGTATGAGAGCGTCGGATTTCGCGAGATCAACAGGGGCCAACTCCTGCTCGACTTCATCAAGAACGGCACGTTCTGCATCGAGTATTGGGTGGACGTTCCGAACCTCAAGAAGGAGTGGTCTGACAACCTCGGCAACTATCTTGCCGACAATGACCCAGACCTATCCCAATTCGGCGTCAATGAGACCATGTGCGGATACGTGGTCGAATACGCGCAGGGAAAACTTCTTGAGCCAATCGCGCCCGAACTAGCGAACATGCACGTCACGAGGGCAGAGCAGTACTTCGAGGACTTGGAGGAGCCTGCGACTCCGTTCAACCAAGCCACCATCCAAAGGAAATACGGTATCAAGAGATGAAGAAAAGCGCGTTCAGGCATTACGGATTGAACCAAGCCAAGCGCCATCAATTGACGGTGCAGGCTTTCGGCGGGGTGGACTACACGCCCCAGCGCTTTTCCATATCCGATTCCCACGCCATCGACGCGAAGAACTACATCTACCGAGACGGGGCGATCCAGAAGCGCCACGGCATCGAGCACGTTCTCACCATCAAGACTGTAGATTATATCCCCGCCAGCTTCGATAGCCCGTCATCCGTTGGCGTTCAGGAAGTCCATTCCAACGAGAACGCCAAGACCATCAACGGCATTTGGTCCGTCCTCATGGAGGATGGCAATGTCCACGTCTATGCCCACATCGGCAAGCTCATGTACGAATTGAGCGGGTTCGGCACGGACAACGTCACCGCAGAGCTCATCACCAACGGATCCACGGGCTACGCCACGGCCAATTGGGCTGGCGGAGACGGGTACCAGCATAGGCTATGCTATGAGTTTGAGGACTATAAATCCTCCGCTTTCGTCGGCGGGAACAAACTGTGGTTCCTCGGCGGCAACAAATACATGTGCCTCAGGCACACGACTGCGGAAGGGCGTTCATTCTTCGAGGTCGAGGACAGTGGGTTCGCGCCAGTGCCTACTACCACGAAGGGAATCACCGCGAAGAACTCCACCGTGTCGGCCCGCATGTCCTACGACAACGTTAACCTAATGACCCAGTGGAGGAAGAACATGCTTCTCAGCGGCACGAAGATGGACGATGAAGCCTCTGCGGAGAGCAATGACCCATTCTACGTCTACCAGCTTGACGCGCCTATAGTCGCCAAGAACCTCGGAGATGTGGCCAATATCCGCGTCAGGCTCACATGGAGGAAACGCTGATGCCAATCCAGAGAAAAGGAAAGATAACTCCAACCGTCTACATAGACGATGCGGATGGCGGATACGGTGGATCCGTGGTTTCGACGACCTCATCCGTAGGCGATTTGCCGATTGGCGATAGACCTAGCATCAACGTGACCCCAACGGTCATCGGCGGAGGCTCAATCGGCCCCAACATCTCAATCACGGGAGGCTCCCCTTTCGTCATCATTGGCGAGAACGGCGAGCAGGACGCCGTCTATCTCGACGCTCAGCTTTACGACAAGGTGAACGTCACGATCGAATACTCGAGGCCTTCCGCCAATTACGTCCTTTACCTATACGCCAACACGCCGATCACGAAGAACAACCTCGTCGGCGAAGGCGGATATTTCAACATCCGCGTGCAATATCTTAAAAGGTCTTCCGTGCAATACGCGGGAGACGAGGCCACGTACACCGGCTACGCCGTCATGAAGACGGACACGTTCACGCTTGACGAGTGGATCAATTACTCGACGGGCAAAACCTATGACGGCACAGAGAACGTGAACTCTTGGGTCGATGACGCGAACCATCCGCAGCAGACCGGATACCACATCTCTTTCGGGACGGGCAATACCTGCAATGGCTTCCAGTCCATTGGGAAGAACACCGTCACGATCAAACTCTATGCCCATGTAAACAACGGCTATGAGAAGATCGAGACAACGTTCGACATCATGGCCTATGCCGCATGGTATAACCCAAGCGTGGAGAACGGTGTCGAATTGAGGCCGTACAAGATCACGAAGGACCTCAATGCCGTGTTTTGGGATGGGGACAACACAATCAAGGTCAAGGCCGCGAAATCGGGCGACTATATCCTCGTCGAGAGCATCTACACCGATGCGCAGGTAAGCACGGCGCTCGGCTCCATAGCCAACGACATGAACACGCATATCGACAAAGACACCGGAGAGGAGCATTTCTTCGCCGGGTCCATCGAGATCTTCGGGAAGCTCCGCAACGTGCTTGAGGTATATTCGGCAAATGCCAAGATCCCGGATAACGGGGAAGTGGTGCTTTTCTGCGATTACGAGCCAGTTTCCCAATCCGTCGACAACATCACAGTGTCATACCCGTGTTATAAGGTCAGGAACGCGGATTTGGTCAACAAATGCCATTTCGGCACGATGTTCGGTGCGAACAACGCGAAGAACAGGCTCTTCATCTCAGGCAATCCAGACTTGCCGAACCACGATTGGCACAGCGGGGACGCCAACGACACCTACGAGGACGATGCGAAGAGGCTGAGCGGCAACTACGGCTACATCGAGGATCTTTCGGAATGCATCTACGGCGAGACCGACAACGGCATCGTCGGCTACAGCATCGTATCCAACGACAAACTGCTTGTCTTGAAGGGCAAATCCGACAAGGAGACCACAATCTACTTCAGACAGCCGCAACTGGTCACCGCAATCAACGGAAGCGGTACCGCCCTAACAGACGTTGAGGGGAATTATCTATATCAAGAGGAATTCTCTCTCGTCATGGGCAACAACTCTGTGGCTGGCGTGTCCCACAAAGCCATCTGCAATTTCAATGGAGATACAGTGTTCATCTCATCGGACAAGCAACTTGTCGGATTGGACCTGACGGGCATCATCGGCGACAACCAGCGCTATGCGAATTCCCGCTCAAGATACATCGACGAGGACCTTAGAAACCAAGACCTAGAAGGCGCGTTCCTTTGGACCAACAACAAATACCTATTCATCGTCCTGAAAACCAAGATCTATGCGGCGCATTTCGAGCTCAAGGGCGAATCGCAATACGAGTGGTTCGTCTTGGACATCGCGAACGTCAGCTCCGTTTTCGAGAAGGATGGCGTCATCCATTTCGGTACGAACGATGGCAAAATGCACCGATTCTGCAATGAATTCCGCGATTCTTCCAAGTTCTTCGAGGGTGGAAACCTATACCAGAACACCACATCGGAGATGGTCACTGACGCCACCATGCTCTCTTCCATAGACCCCGATAAGGAGTACTGGTTCAGGGTAAAACAAGCCCATGAGGGAAGACTCAGTTACAGAGTCGGTTCATGGGGCGTAACCGATTCCAACAACCTCGATTTCTTGGTGAGCGGGACAGGCTCTTCCGCGAAGGTGAGGCTCGTCGCAAAAACCAACGGGTCGCTGGATGCGGACAAAAGGAACTGGATCCTCATGCAAATCAAGGAAGGAAAGCCAATCTATTTCACTGGCAGAAGCTATTCCGACAACTCATTGGCAGGAAGCGCTGGGCTTACAACGACCGGCACGCCGTTCTACCTCAAGGAGACGGACGACGCGGACCATAGCTTCACGCTCCATAAGGAAGACGGGACTGCGGTGAATCCAACGTTGCTCATTTCCGCAAGCGTCGTTATGGCTGTGGATGAAGACGTCAAGATGGTCAGCATCGACGCCTCAACCGGAAAATTCAAGCTTCAGAAGGACGGTGAGACCCTCGACTTGGAGAACATCGGGACTTCCGTGGCGTTCTCTGGGGAAATCATCGAATACAAGCCAGTCGATGCCTACTACATCACGAAACCGTTCTCTATGGGCGGTTTGGAATACCTTAAGACCATCTGGTCGTTCACTATCACCAACGACTCCAACGAGCCAAGCGACCTAGAGATCTGCCTTGCGAGCAACAAGATCCCTAACGCGGACCTCAAATCGCTCGGCAGGATCTCGGCGGACAAATTCGGGATGGATTTCTCGGACTTCAACTTCGCCAAGGTCGACTTCGACAAGAACGTCGTGCCGAGGACATACACCTCAAAGAGGATTGTGTCCGGCGTAAAGTTCGCCTGCTTCGCGTTCAGAAGCATGGGCGACAGCAACTCGGTGCTCAGCTCGATGAGCGTCATATACACATTGCCATTCCCAAGCTATGGCGGGGATTAAGGAGGTAAAAGCCATGAAAAACAAACTCAAGATCACATTGCTCGCGTCCACGCTCCTGCTTATGGGCGCGGGAACCGCGAGTGCTTGCGTAAGCACAGGCACTCATGTGCGCGAAGCCAGGGCGGAAGGCGAGACTTCCGAAGTTGTTTCCTCAGAGGAAATCACCGAGGAGGAGGTCACCCAGAAGGTTGAAGAACTCGTCACGCAGGGCAAATCTTGGCTCAATGAGAAGTGGAACACCTTCGTTGCCCCGCTCATCGGAGGCGTGTCTTTGAGCGCCGTCATTATGTTCATCGCGAACATCATCCTCAATTACCGCAAGGGAAAGAAGGTCGAGATCCAATACCAGAAGGCATTGGACAAACTCGTTGAGTCCAACGCGATAAACGGCGACGCGAAGGCCGCGCTCATCGAGATGAAGGCCGTCGCCATCATGCTCTCCGAGGACATCAAATCGAACCAAGGCCTGTCCGATGAGACCAAAAAGGCCCTCAAAGACGGGCTCGCCTCAATCGTGGCGAAAGTCGATTCCCAGTCCGAATTGCTTGAGAAGTCCGCCAAAGTCGAGCCAATCCTTCGCCTTTTGGTGCAAATCGTCGCCAAGATCGCGACATGCGACGAGAACGTTGCCAAGATGGGCGCTTTGGACGACATCAAGGAATTGCAGAAATTGCTGAAGGAGTTCTGATATGGCAAAAGGTAACAAACCGAAGAAGGAACTCACGACTTTGGACCACCTCAGGCGGTGGAAGGCCGCCAATGCAGGCATCCGAAGCGGGATGTACGTGTGCCCCGTCATCCCAACCGCGATCATCATGGGTATTAACGGCTCAGACTGGTTCGGGCCGAACTCGGACAGCGGATGGTCCATCGGGCTTGGCTTTGCCATGCTTCTGATTGCGTTCCTGTCCTCAATCCTCACCATCTCCAACAAGGACAAGGTCATTAAGGAGAAGACGGGCGGTTTCCTTTTCATCGGGATCCTGTTCTGCGTCCTTGGGTTCGGCCTCGTCATGCTGGCTTCCATCCTCACGACCCTTGGATGGTATTTCGTATATATGGGAATCGCCATGTTCGGCTCTATGGGATGCTCCATCGCATCCGATAAATGGAGTGGGCAATGGGTAAAGTTCTACTCCGAGCTGGCAGAATCTCATGGCCTCACATCGCCTGCCGAGAAGCGCAAGCAGGCTCGCAGGAAAGCCGCCGAGGAAGAGGCCGCTAGGGAAAGGGATGACATCCTATGAGACAGTACAAGAAACCGAAGAAAGCCGACAAAGTGGCTCTTGCAACCGCGAGGATATTGCTCACGGCAGGCCTTTTGGCCGTCGTTGTAATGATTCTCTATTACGGCATCGTTGATGGATGGGACAGCGTGATCGCTTGGTTCTCGTCCAGATGGGCGTGCCTAGTCGGAGTGCTGCTGTTGCTCGCAGGTACCGCCGCATTGTGGCTGTGGTCGTTCTTCAAAAGGGCAAAGGAGCTGAAGGATGAAGAAGCATAATCAGGACTACATGCTCAAGATGGGCTTCGTGCTCATCGGCGTCATGGTGGTGCTTGGCATCATCGTAGGCTCTTGGGTGTGGGAGCTCGTGTTCCGCCCGGATTCGTTCGACGTGAACAAATGGGCCACGAAAGCCATATTCAACAACGCATTGGCTCTCGCGATGATGGTTCTTGGGTTCACCGCCGTGAACGAGTCACTGAAAGCCAAGGAGGATGGCAAATACCAACTCCGCAGAGGCAAATTCAACGACATGGTCATAAAGATGATCGAGAACGGCAGGATAGTGTTCTTCGACCAATTCATCTCGTGGTACGTCGAAAGGCAGGTCCGCGAGAAGAAAATAAAACACCTCACCAAGATGGGCCTTCCGAGGATGGAGGCGGAGGTGATCGTGGATTACGCGATACCAGCCGACATCCCCGTCATAACCGGATTGAATCCTGGCGAAAAGCCGAAGGGCAACAAAGGCCGTGACGTTGTGAGGAAGGACAGGGACGGTAATGACGTCCTAATCCCAGCCGTTAAGGACACATTGGCCTCTTACATCGAGGACGTAATGAGTGGCGACATAACCGTCAACGCGGAGACCGCCGCCTACTACACGACCGCCGACAGGAACAAGGAGGACAACCTAGAGTCCCTCGAGATCCCGAAAGCGACCGATAAGGACCGTATCTCGTCCGTCCGCAAGGCGTTCATCTCGAAGATCCTAACGACGATCATCTACGTCACCATCGCCTCAATGCTCGTGGCAGACCTAAATGGTGACGCTGGCACTGCTGAGGCTTTGTGGAACTTCGTGTTCCGAATCTGCGCGGCTACCGCAGGCTTCCTAAGTGGAGGATTCTCAGGCTCGACCAACGCTGCCTACCTGTATAAGTGGTTGGGCGACAAGATGAGGGTCATCAACGAGTACAACAAATTCACCGACATGAAGGAGTTCATCCCGAAATCGTATGCCGAGACGTACAAAGAGCGCATCGAGGCGGCGAAAACCGTGGAAACCGAGCCCCTAGAGAAGAACCTTCCCGTCCTCGCGGAAGGGGAAAACAATACGCAAACATTACGCTGAACAAGCATGTGAAGAAATCTAAAATTTCTTCAAAAGGAGGGATTTATGCCACTGAACAACCAAGTCGTGAAACTCACCGACGACGATAGGGAAGAATTGCTTTCTCATACCCCATACATCCTTCCCGACAACCCGTCCAACAAAGGTTTCTCCGCCTCTCAGATCAAGCGGAAGCTCTATGAAGGATTCATCTATCTGTTCAACCTCGTCAAGGACTTCTCCGAGCAGACTGGAGACACCGTTGACGCCATCCTAGCCGAAGTCGTCACCAAATCAGGCGAAGAGGTCATCACCGGTCAGAAGACCTTCAAAGACAAGGTCATAATCAACGCTCAAGGTAGTGGCAATAATGGTGAACTCGACCTCTATTACGCCTACATCGTAACCAATTCCAAGGATTACTTCGCCAAAGCCGGGGCAACATCGGCGACCGCGTCCGTCTACAAACTTCCGTATTCCGCCGATTCTGCGACCTATACCATCGCGACAACCGACATGATTGAAGAGATTTGGGCGGAAGAAGCAACGCATCACCATTTGAAGACCGATTCTGAAGGATATGTCTACGAAGAACTCCCCGAAGAGGATTCTGCAGATACTTCCGGCAATCGAATCATGAACCACGCCGACGGCATCGCGATCACCGATGAAGTCAAGCAACTCAAAGAGGCGATTGCCGCATTGCTCGGCGTCAAGTCCAATGAGTATCTGACCATCGAAAAAATCCTTGACGGCCACATCACCACGGGGCACGCAACCGAATCAAACCGAACCCACATGGACATGGACGGCGACCACATCGACGTCTCCAACTACGCGAAGACCGTCACGCTCTCCTACGATTCCACCAACGGCAAGGTCACAGCAAAGCTATTCAACCAAGCGGGCGTGGAAATCTCGTCTAACACGGTTGACCTTCCCGCCGAGCTCGTCTTCACGAACCAGTATTACGATTCGACCAACAAGAAACTCGTGTTCGTTCCGGCAAGCGGCGGTAGCAACATCGAAATCTCGCTCTCCGACCTCGTTGACACCTACACCGCAGGAACCGATAGCGACGGCATCTGCAACGTCACCATCAACGACCACACCATCAAGGTCTCGGTGGCGGACGGCAGTATCTCGATGGCCAAGCTCTCCAGCACGCTTCAATCGACTTGGAACGGCTGGGTCAGCGCGGAAGCCGACAGGGTATTGGCCGAAAACGGCAGGGTCGCCGCAGAAGCCCAGCGCGTGCTCAACGAGAACGCTAGGCTCGCTAGACCGTACCTCGACATCGAAGACGGCTATCTCACGATTAACTATGGCACAGGCCATTCAATAACAATCGACTAATTTAGGAGGAAACAACAAATGTCGAATTCCGAAAGAATCATCAACCATCAGGATGGCCTCGACCTCGTTGCCGAAGTCAGGGGCATCAAAGAGGCAGTCATCGCCTCCGCTCTCGCCGGCAAGGATTCCGGGCAAATCGAGATCAACGACGTCCCGACCTTCGCCAAGTTCCTAGCCCTCGGAGGCGGGAAGAACCTCTTCTCCGTCGGCAAGCAGTTCCTCGTCCCGAAGGAAACGGCGGTCAACGTCACGACCACGAACAACTCGCTCTCCGTCTCCGTCGATGAAGATGCCTTCGTCGCGGCGGAGCACACCGCCCAAGGCCACATCTACGAGTTCGAGTACGACGGTGCGGTTTGGAAGGACGAGCACGGCGAAGACGTCTCGCTAACAGCCTATGGCATCACCTGCACGGGAACCCCGGCGGAAGGGGATAAGATCGTCGTCACCGAGACCGCGAGCAACATGGCCTTCGACTTGGTTCAGTACGACCCCGAAGGGTACGAATATCCTTACGATTCCACAAACAAGGGCAACTACGCGATGCTACTTGCCCACAAAATCCATTCCTACGGCTCCGTGCCGTTCTGCCCTCCGCAGTTGCTGATCTACTTCGCGCAGGCGGTCACTTCCGGCAACGGCTACTTCAAGTTCACTTTGCAGAACGCCGCGTATGGCGGTGGCTCGCAGTACAACGGCACATACGTCTTCCAGTACGAATCCCAAATCCCCGCTTATGGTGGTTTGAAGCTCACCAACAGCATCGGCGGCTGGAAATCCGCATACGCGAAAACCGACGTCACCTCCGCTAAAGTCCAAATCTTCGGCGCGAAGTACAACGCCGCCAGCCACCCCAACACCTTCGCAGGCCGTGGCACGCACGTCAAGCCGACCGAGATCACCACGGACGTCACCAGACCCTCCATCGTGGAATACGATTCCAGCAACGATGCGCACGTCAACGCCTACGACCTCGGCACCTTCACCGCCAATAGCCCTTCCCTCTACACCGAAGAGCAGAAGGACGGGAGCAACAACGTCATCTTCAAGAGGAATAAGACCGAGCGCCAAGCCTACGGCGATAACCGCTTCTCGAAGTCCCTCTTCCTAATTTGGGGCAACAGCACCGCGAAGGCCGCGAGCAACAACTGGGGTAACTGGTACTACCATCGCTCCGACTTCGACCTCTGCCCGAGTGATTCCGTGCTCAACATGGCGGGCTACCTCCACGGGTACGGGCAGGACTTCCTCGATTCCATCCAGACCGTCAAGGTCAAGGTCGCACTTCCCGCCTATAACACCGGCACCGCGACCTACGAGCAGGTCGAGTGCAAGGTCTTCCCGCCTTCCTATACCGAACTCACTGGCAGTCATGCCACAAGCGGCGTCGCGGAAGGGGCGCAACTCGATTACTTCAAGATGATCCCCGGAGCGGAGGGAAGGAAGAAGCTCTCGGGCTCCAGCTACCAGTATTGGTTCCTTCGCTCCGCCGACGCTGGCATTGCCCACTATGTGTGGTGCGTCTATCCCGACGGCAGCATCTACTACGACTCCGGCGCGGGCCGCACGAACGGGTTCGTCCCCGCTTGCATAATCAAGAAATCGGCATAATCCCCGCCGCAAGGTGGAAAAGCCGATTTCGCAGATTAACTAATCAGTCAACAATCCGATAAAACAAACAACCAAAGAAAGGAGGATAAGTCGTCATGTCCGTGGTCAAGTCTTGGCAGAAGCCCACCGATCTCATCGTGCTGAACAGGTGCGCCGATTTGGTGGACTACACCCACGGCATCGTCATGCGCAAAAAGACCGTTTCCGTCAACGGCGAGAAAACCAAAGAGCTCGTGTTCCCGAAGAAGGACTGGAACTGGTTCACTAGCCAGCTCCTAGCCTACGCCATCGGGGCCTATGACCTCATATTCATGGCCAACGAGATCCAGTTGGACGAGGACACCCCGGAAGAGGAGTTCAACGAGCGCAAGGCGCTCCAGCGGAGAGCCAAGCGTTACCTCCTCACCCTCCAAGCCCGCATCTACTACGCTTGGCGGAAATTCGGCATCAGAGAGGATTCGGTCGATTACTGGGGAAGCCTCGCCAGCGAGGTGATAGACCTCATAATCGGCTGGCAGTCCTCCGACAAGAAAAGGTACGCCTCCTTCCGCAAGAAGAGGGAAGGCGAAACATAACCTTGGGTCGGTGGCTATAGACGGCCCGTTCGCTCCGCCAACGCTGGCAATGCCAACAATGTGTGGAACGTCAATACCGACGGCAGCATCAACAACAACAACGCGAACAACACGAACGGGTTCGTCCCCGATTGACTGTCTAAAGCCGAAAGGCCAGACGCGGACGACTTCATGAGAATGAAGAACGGAAGCCAGTGCCAAAGCCACAATGCAAGGAGCCACCGCCCCGTCCCTGCAAAGGGCGAAATTGAGCGGGGTCGCGCTTCGGGCAAATCCGATCGCGGCCTCTGCACGCCAACTCCTGCGCAGGAGGCGACCGCCAACCTATCGAACCTCGACAGGGCCATGAGGGCCTGCTGCAAAGGGGTTCTGTGGAAGGCATCCGTATCCTCCTACAAGCACAATGCCCTGCGGAGACTGCTCAAACTCCGAAGGGACATCCTAACCGGGAAATACAAACCGAGCAAAGGCGCAAGGTTCGTGATCCACGAGCCGAAGACGCGCGACATCGTTGCCACCATCTTCAAGGACAGGGTTCCGCAGAGAAGCCTCTACGACAACTACCTGTACCAAGAGGTGTGCGAGAGGTTCCACCCTTGGAACTGCGCCTGCCAAAGGGAAAAGGGAACCGACTACGCGAGGAACCTGCTCAAATCCATGCTCCGGCAGTCATTCGACAAATCGGGCATGGGAGGATGGGTTCTCAAAATGGACGTCAAATCCTTCTTCGCATCCATTCGGCACGACATAGCCAAGGAGGTCATGCGGGAGCGGATAGGAGACCCATTCGCCCTGCAAATGGTGTTCGACGTCATAGACCAAGCCGGAGACGGCATCGGCCTAGACCTCGGGAGCCAACTCAACCAAATCGTCGCATTATCAATGCTCGACGACTTGGACAAGACGCTTACGGCGCTCAACGTGCTGTGGGTACGCTACATGGACGACATCATCGTTCTCGGCGACAGCAAGGAGCAACTGAAAACGATCCTCGCGGTAGCCACGGCGGAACTGGAGATGAAAAGCCTTCGGTTCAGCCCGAAGAAGACGATGATAGCGCCTATCCGGCAGCCGATACGCTTCCTTGGGTTCTCGTTCCTGCTCCACCCGACGGGCAGGGTCACGAAGAAGCCGCTTCCCGAGAACGTCGCTAGACGCAGGAGGAAGATGCGTAGGCAGAAGAACCTCGTGCTGAAAGGCGTCCTCACCAAAGAGGACTTCATCCAGTTCTACAAGTCGGGGCGCGACCACTTCAAGAAGGGCACCCGTTCGACCCTCAACAAAATGGACGGATTCTTCAAGCAAATGATGGAGGAAATAACCATGAACGAAGAACTCATCAGGCTTCGCCAGCAAGTCGAGGAACTGACCGCGAAGGTTTTCGACCTCGAAGCAGAAGTCGCCAAACTCAAAATGGAAGCGGAGGAAGACAAAGATGCTGAATAAGAAGGAGATCGCCGAATACTTCGTCTACGGCAAATGGACGGAGGCCGATGTCGATAAGGCCGTTACGAAAGGCCACCTCACCGCCGAGGATGCCGAGGAAATCAAGGCCCTCGAAGGCACCGACGCTTTGGAAGCGTACAAAGCAAAAGAATAAGCATGTTTTTCTTCATCACCATCGCGATAGCCCTTATCGGCAATCTTCTATCCATGATCGGATTGTTTTGCGACCAGCCAGTGCTAAACATCTTTGGCATAGCCATAGTAGCCACTTGCCTAGTGGCGCATTTGGCTGAGTTTGCGGTTTATTTGCGGGTGAGGAGAAAGAAATTGCGTGGAAGTACCAAACCACGCGATGAAACGAATGGTTAAGGAGGTACTCTATGGCAATTCATGACCAATACCTGAAGCAGGCAACCAAGAAGAATAGGCAGGTTCCTGGAACCGATGCCGCTGGAGGCGGAGAGGGAAGCTTTGTTGAACAAACCCCGTCCAACGTATCGCAACCTCAAGCTTCGGCTCCAAACGCAAGCGGCGGGACGCCTAATGCCAATCAAGGGGGCGGCTATCAGCCATCCTCGAACCCCTCTTCCACGGAAGAGTATTATCAGCTTGCCCGCGATCAGGAATACAAGCTCCTGATGGACAAAGAAATCGCGCTTGAGCAGGCAAAGGCAAACGCGCTTAAGTACACGAAGAACCAAATCGCGGCGCAAGGATTCTCCGGCACCGGCTATGGTTCGACCATTCAGACCGGCATCCACAACGAGTACCTAAACCACCTCAATGACGCGCAAACCGAATACGGTGAGAGCATGAGGACAATCGACCAGCAGGAGAGGGAAGCCGCCGAGACCGAGGGCGCATTGGACTTCGGCAATATGGCGAGCGACATCCAAATGGCGCAGTCGGTTGACCTCCTCAACGACTACATGGCCTCCTATGGCCTTTTAGGTGATGATGGGAAGGGCAACATGGTCCTTGGCTCCACCGACGAGAACGGCAAATTCGTGGCAGGCAGGAAACCAGATGGCATGTCAGACAGCGAATGGAACCGCCTCAAGTACATGTATAACTCCCAGAAATACGCCCTTGAGGAAGGCGGGGACGGAAGCGGCGTCGCAGATTACTCCCAGCCTTCGAATGACGATGACGTTGCAGGCGCGAGAAGCGCATTGCAGAACTGGGCCTCCAAATACGAAGGCGTCGATGGGAACGGCTATGCCAGCATCGACGAGCTCAAGAACGTCAGAGTCGGCCATAAGGACAATCGAAACGGGGCTTCTGATACGCTTTACAACATCGTTGGCCATGAGATCCAGGCAATCGACGATTACGTGAAGACCGGCATGTGCGAGAATGGCACGCTCTTCAAGGTCCAGCGAGGCGGGGGATATGGCGAGGCCTACCTCATCCTCTACCTTGACGGCAGATACTACATCCTGTCCGATGACGACCGCGAGCAGGACGAATATCAGGTCTCCGTGCGCTACAACGCGTATCAGGGGCCGAAGGTCGAATTCAAGGGCAAGTAAGCCTTTAATCGCATATGGCAGAATCGCGCAAAGAGTACATAGAATCGCTTAACCGGATGAGGAACTCGTACCAGAACCAAGGGTACGTCTCCATCAACCCGCAGAACGACGACGGCAACGTTGGGAACGAGCTGTCCTCTTTTGCGTACATGAACACGCCTCCAGCGCAAGTGCCTGAGCAGGCAGGCGAAATCGACATCAACGACCGCAACTGGTGGCAAAGAACCGTCGATACCGTGCATAGTGGTATCTCCAACGTGACGGAGGGCGTTACCAACTTTATTGACGACATCGGCGATTTCGTCATGACCGTTGGCTCTTGGTTCTCCGGGCTTTTCAGCGGAATAGGCAGTGCCGTTTCTGGCGGAAGCTTCGAGGAAGGCTGGGAAGGAGGCACCGCTTGGCTAAAGGACGCAACGTCGTTCGAATGGGAGCATTATCTCAACCAGTTCTGGAATCAGATGGACGTTGGCCACGCCGTTCTCACGGGCGACATGTTCACCGGGGAATGGGGCCAAAGATGGGCAGACATGGGCAACGCCGAGCAGAACAAAGCAAATTTGGCGCAGGTCCATGAGAACTCCTATGCTAGCGAATGGGGCGAGTTCGGCCAAGGTTTGCAGACGGTCGAGCAGGGTATTGGATATATCCTCCCCTCCCTTGTAGCCGCTTATTTCACAGGCGGTTCAAGTTTGGCTGCGCAGGCGGCAACTTTTGGCACGCAGGTCGCAATCGCAGGTGCTTCAGCTATGGGCGCTGGTGTCGAGAAGGGCTTCAAGGAAGGCGCTACCTATGGCGAGGCTATGGGATATGGCGCAACCAAAGGCGCGATCAGCGCTGGGACGACAGCCGTTTTCATGGGAATAGGCGGCCATGTCGCTAGTAAGGCTGGCTCTGGCATCGTCGGTAAATTGAGCGGTTCTGTCGGAGATAAGGTTTTGGCGGTGACTGGAAGCAAAGGCGCAACCGTTTTCGCATCCAAAGCCGTTGAGGTCGCGTCAAGGGCTGGCATTTCCTATGCGTCTTCTTTCGCAAACCAAGCCGTTGAGCCTTTCATCCAATCCATTTATGATAATGGAAACGCAATCGCTGAGGCGTATGGCGACAATGAGAAGATAAAGAAGTACCTCGAGCGCTGCGCCACGAACGCCACGTCATCCGCAATCACCACGGCCATCGTTTCCGCTGGAAGGGAAGTGGTTGACCTTGCAAGCAGGGGAAGGGATGGATACTATGCCGATTTCTTCTCCAAACGCGCCTATCAAGCCCAAAAACACATCGAGAGGGAACTCAGATCCATCAATTCAGATTTGGCGAGCGGAAGGATAAACGAGAGCCAAGCCGAGGCAAGGCTTTACAAGCTCGACAAATACAACGCAACGGTCGAGAGATACGGCCAAATCGCGCTTGAGCATGCACAGAAGGTCTATGACCAAGCAAGCGTTGTCGATGAGAAGACAGGCGTGTATACGAAGCCTGGCATGGATGATCTAGGAAAGAACGCAGATGCACTCAAAAGGGTTTTCGCTACCCAATATTCCAAAAGCCAAACCGATACCATCCAAGCGATGGCCAAGGCTTTCATGCACCATAGCTACGCAGACAATAGGCTTACCTTCAATTCGGAGACGGGCGACTTCGGAGGTTCTTTCGATTCGAGCGGAAACGGGAGCCTGCAAATCGTCAGAGGCGGTCAGACGTATGAACTGCCGGCAATGATAGACGAGAAGACGGGCATTATGACGCTTCGTCCCGAAAAAGACAGCATCGCGGGAGCCGTTGAGGCCATCGGTAAAATCGGAACGGAAACCAAATCGGTAATCGAGATTCCTTCCAAAACGCTTTCAATCGGGAATTATGGGCTTACGAGCAATCCTTTTACAATCTCTGCTGAAATCGCGAAGTCGATACTCGCTAAGAGCAACGTCGTCTCTTTCTTGGACGATGGGCTTTCGCTCACTAAAACGTCTTCCTCTTATATGCTTGCGCAGGCAGGTGATGGAGGCAACATGGCCGTCATCCCTTGGAACGACGATGGCAATCAGAAATACGCGGTCGTCAGCTTCGATTCGAAGACCAATGAGATCACGAACATCGCAATTAGGGACGAGAAGCCATCCAGCGTCCGCTTTTCCATCGTTCCGAAGATGGATTCAGATAAGCTTCAGGCGACCACGTTCAGGGACAAAGCAACCAATGAGCCTTTGGCCGTCATCGAGACCAAGGACGGCCTGAAAATCGACAAGACGGGAGAGATCTCGCTTTACGCCAAGAAGACGGTTTGGCAGGAGGACCTCCACGCGGACGCGCTCATCCGAAAATTCAACATCGACCCCTCTTTGAGGAAAACCGTTGAGCTGAAGATCGCTTCACAAAACGGCAGGGATTTGCTAGCATTTTTGGCGAAAAGCGCCGGATTGTCCAACATTGAGGAAGCCGCGAATAAACTTGGCGGACTGTTCGTCTCTAGGGACGGATACGTATACGGAAAGAACCTCGAATCGAGGGCATTGTCACTGAAAGGAGAACAACATGGAGTCGAAGAAACAGAGCAAGGCGAGGGCACACGTAACGAAGGCTCCAAGCGAAGGCTTCTTACAAAAGGCGACAGAAGGTCCTACGTCGAAGAAATCAAGAAGTCCCCTTCCATCGAACGAGGAGATCTGGTCATCGTACCAGAAGCGGATGGAGGAAGCGGAAAGCCGCAAGAAGTAAGCTTCTCAGTCATTCCGGAATCCCTATACACGGATTCCATGACCGCCATAGCCAACAAGGGAATCGCTGGGTTCGGAACCTATGCGAGCACCGTTTTCGCATTGGCTGACGGGAACCCCGGCCTAGAAGGCGTCGAAGGCCTTGCCTTCCCAGATGATAACGAGATCTATATCTTCGTTGACAACGTAGAGTCCACGCTTGAGATAGCCGCGCTCCACGAATACATCCATTTGGCCAAAGGCAGCGAGGAATACGGCGATATTTACGTCGAAGCCGAGGTTTATGTGAGGGATAGGCTTGCACTTGCCATTCAGCGCATTGATTCCAAATCGAATGAGCTGACGACTTTCGATAGATCTTTGGCCGCATGGTACGAGGATTACCTAATCGGAGAAAGGGGATTGAGCCCAGAGGCCGCCTTAGAGGAATTGACCTGCGATTTCATCAGCAAGAGGATCACCGCCATCCCGAAGATGTTCAATACGTTCCCCGAGGAAGACGATGCGTTCATCGGTAAAATCCTTTCGAGAATGGAAGAGAGGACTGGGTTCGACAGGGTTTCCTACAGAAGAGATTCGGACGGGAATCGCCTTACCGAGGCTCAGGAAGCCTTATTCAAAAAAGGCAAATTCAATGATTCTGAGCATAGGATTCTCGTCCTTTATTCAGGTTCGGATTTTGACTACGACGAATTCGACATGAGCCTAATCGGCAAGGGCGCGGGAAGCGCTCTAGGATGGGGTATCTATTTATCTGACGAACCCGATTTGTCGAGGGATTATGGGACAACTGGCGCTAGAAAATATTATGCGTTCCCATCCAAAATCCTCTCCAGTTCCCGCGTAACGATGACGGAAAAAGAGGTCAAAGCCCTTGTTGATGCTTTGTCCAAGGAAACAGGCATTGATGTGATCAAAGAGGCTCATGGGAGCGATAAATACGGATTCGCGGAATGCGAAGGCGATTTCTACGGGCTGACAAAGCCTGCGGATTTGCTTTCTGCCGCTAAAAACGACATGAGCGTTGTCAATTTCCTCGAGAACGTTCTGCAAAAGAAAATAGAGCCGCAGGAATTCCTTAGGATTCTTTGCAAAACAACTGGGTACGAAGGATTTAGGAAAGGAAATCAGTTCGGCGTCTTCAAGCCCGAATTGGTCAAGAGCGTGTACAATCTGACGCCGACGAGCGAATCCAAAAACGTCAGGTTCGCGAAAGCCCCCGAAAAGCCAGAGCCCGAGAAGGTCATCCCGGAAACGCAGAAGAAGTCCTCTTCTGTCCTCATTGAGGAAGCGGCGGATTCGACAAAGCCGACCGTTACTCGCCTATCCACCGTCAGGCAGGCTTTCATCGCGGCCATCGGCGAGACATTGCCAAGCGGTACCGAATTCCGCATCCAAGCGCCCGATTACAAGGCCGTGCACGCTGAAATCAACCTCGCTAAACCGAAAGACCGCGACACAGTCATCTCCAACATCTCCAAATACCTTGGCAACACTGAGGTTTGGTTCCCGATTGAGCCCAAGAAGAAGGGCGGAGACGTTTCCTTCGAGAAGGCGAGGCTCTATGAGATCATGATGCCTGCTCAGGCAGAGGAGGCCACGCGCATCGTCATGGATGTGCTCGATGGCAAAGCCGAGCCTAGCAAACTGGCGAAATGGGCCGAATCCTTGTCATTGTCCAAAATGACGAACCAACAGAACGTCCGCAACTCCAAACTCCTTTCGCGGATCCAAAGAAGGGTCGAATCCTCTTTGAAGAACGCTTTCGGATACGGTGACGTGCCTGCCGCCGAGATAAACTCCATCGCGAGCATCGTCAAGGACGTGAAGCCGTTCCTGACGCCAAAGAGCGCCATTCAGCTGGCAGACAACGCGTTGCTGCAATACACCGATGAGAACCTCGGTGAGCTTTACTCTTCGCTTGGCATGTCGCTCAATCCCGTCGTGCGCCTGCTTGCTCAGGCAGTCAAGGATGGCGCGACGCCAGGGAAACCGCTTGACCCAGTCGTCTATATGATGGCGAACGATTTGCTCCAGCTCATCGACGAGGACATGAAATGGATCTCCCGAGACTCCCATGACAGGAAGGTGACTTTGGCCATCGACAACGTCCGCACGATGCAATCCGTGTTCTATGGGAAATCCGGCTCCGGCAAAGCACCGATTTTGGTACAAAAGTCCATCGAGGCCCTTAAGAGGGTGGACGTCAGCATCATCAGCCCCGCGTTCTTCTTCAGAAGCGTTTTGGGAGAGGACGCGCCAATCACGGTTCACATCAACCAAGGGCTTTCCGAGGTCGAGAACGCAATCATCGCCAAAACCGAGGAACTCACCAGTTTCGTCTTCAATGAATTGGCTGGTGATTTGGACGTGGACTCCGCGCTTTCCAAGAAAATCGAGTTCAAGGGCGAGAAGATCACGCTTGGCGTGGCTTTGAACCGCCTCAACCTATACAAGACCTTGGGAGAGAAGTTCTTCAACGCGAAGGGCGCCACCACGCTTCCAGACAGCAGAAGGGGAGAGGTCCTCTACTCCAAGGAGGACATCGCGGATTTGGAGGCTTTGATTCCGTCCGAGATTTTGGCATACAACGACAAGGTCCTGCACGAACTCACTTCCGGCAAACTCCACAAGTACGTGGCGGATGGTTATAAGAAGGCAACCAACACCGAGCTCATCAGCGTGGGCGATGAGGAAAACGGCATCTACTATTGGCGCGTATCCCGGAGAAGCGACAAGAATTTCGGTGCCAAAATCCGTGGATCCGCGAGGAACGTGGATTTGAGCGTCTACAACGAGCGCGTTCCGAATTCTCGTGCTGACCTGAATTTCGACATCGACTTCGTGTCCGCGATGAAGAACTACATCTCTTCGACGGTGCGCGATTTCGAGACCTACGAGTGGGTTCAGACGTTCAACGTCATGATGAACCAGCGCGTTTATGGTACGACCCTCAACAAACTCGGGGAGGAAAACGTCGTCGGATGGGACGAAATCGTTGATTTGGTCTACCATCAAGTCTTAGGAATTCCCTATGACGATTACAAGAGCCTGCTTGGGAAAGTGGGCGGAGGCGCTTTGGGATTGCTCCAGCGCTCAATGGTCTTGGGCCCGCAGACGGCTATGAGGACTATGTCCTCTAGGCCTTGGTTCGCCGCCTATTTCGGGGAGGAGATCTCCGTCAAGGGAGCGATTCAGGAAGTCAAGAATGGAAGCGAATTGGCCATCAAACGCAACCGCGAGATCATCGAGAAATACAGTCCGTACCTCAAGAACCGTTTTGCTTCCGGTGAGATCATCGACGCCCAGACCTCCCAGAGGATCCACGGCAAGATCAGCCAGTTCTTCGGCACGCCTTTGAGGCTGGCCGACATGGAACTCCACCTCACATACGGCTTTGCCTGCGCACAGGCCAAAGCAGAGGCGGAAGGGCACGGGAAGCCCTATTCCGATGAGAACAACGAATGGGCGGTAAAATACCTCGAGGAAGCCTCCAAAGAGACCCAGCCGACCAACGCGCTCGGCAGGGTTGGCGGTTTCCGCTTCGGGCAATACGGGCCTCTCGTCCGTCAGACCTTTGGTATGTTCGCCTCCATGATGCAATCCTTCTACCAAGGTGTGAGGAACGCCGTAGGTGACCTTCTTTTCGCACATGCCAAAACCAAGCGCATCGAAGCCGCCATCAAGCACCACGAGGAGCGCATCGCGTTCTATTCCGAGGAAGCGGACAGAGCAAGGGAAGACATGGCCTCCGCTATGGACGAGGATACCTACAAAGACGCGAAGAAGCGTTTTGAGGAAGCTGAGTGGAAGAAGAAGGAGCATGAGGATGCCAAGGCTACCGCCGAGGAAACCCTCAAATCCCATAAGCGCAACCACACGGGCAAAGCCGCAAGGAATCGCGTCATCGGCGTGTTCTCCGGCCTGCTCTTCTCCGCAGCCATGTATACCGCGATCAACGAGGTCATCAAGAGGCTCGAGGGCAAGAAGGAGTGGGACGACTGGAATGCGCAGGAACTCATGTCCAACACGCTTGAGCAGGCGTTCTTCAAGTCCTTCCCGTACCTCTCAACCATCTACTATTCCATCAAGAACGACAGCGATATGACGCCGTTCACCATCGACAACATCAATCAACTCATGAGCGATGCCAAGAACCTCTTCGAAGCCATTCAGAAGGGCGATGGCGGGATGATCGTCGGGTCCGCGTTCAACTCATTGAGGAACATCGCGCAGTTCTTCGGGATCCCCGCGAATTCCCTTTGGAAGCTCATCAACGGCACATGGTACACCATCGACCGCGCGAGCAACCTTGAGGCGAATGGCTGGCTCGGCAACATCAGCGCCACGAAACTGCGCAGCAATTTCAAAAACGCCGCAGAAGCCGGCTCTTTCGGTAAAGCCAAGGCGAACCTTGAGGTTTGGTCCAAACTCTACAGCGCGCCCGTCGAAGGCGATTTGCTAAGCGAGATCTACCGTCTCGAGAGGGCTGGATACAGCACCGTTCCGAGTGCCTGCGCAAGCACTTACACGGACGATGCAGGGGAGCGTGTGCAGTTCACGACTGCCCAAGCAAGCGCGTACCAAAGTGTGTATATGCAACTCAGTAAGTCCGCGAACGAATTGCTTAAGCTCACCGACTACAGAAAAGCAGATGACAAAACGAAGTCTGCCATGCTGAACAAGGTGTACTCACTCTATTCCGAAGCCGCCAAGGCAAAGGCTCTGAAGGTTGCGCCGAACTCCAAGATGGGCAAACTGCTTTACTATTGCGGGGGCAACGTTGACCTGGCTAAATACATCGCGGGCTTGCAGGCGATCTCCAATGTCACGGAGTCGAGGAACAAGACCCGCAAGGAGAGCGTGATCGCGTCCATCAACCGCATGCGCGGATTCTCCAAAGCGGAGAAATTGCTGCTTGCGTACCTTGCCGGTTATAGCGTGAGCGGGACTTCCAAAACCATCCTAACGAAGTATCTGAGGACGAAAGGTTACGATGCCAAAGCATTGAAGGAAATTTAGTTTTACACCCACTTTTACCTCCATTATGGCACCCAAAACAAAGAAAACCCCGATGAATTCGGGGTTTTTATGCTAATGGAGCAGGTGACGGGAATTAGGCAATCCAGTTCACTGATTACCGCTTTTTACCTCTTACTACGTAAGAACGTTCACAGGTCAGTTCGCTTTCTACCGCTTTCTACCATGTTTTGCCACTCTTTTTTACACCCAAATCAGGCTAGGTCGTCTAGGCTCTTTCGCCTCTTCCCTTTGGTGTAGTGGATGTAGTACTTCATCGTGGTCTCCATAGAGGAATGGCCGAGGTGCAACTGAACCTCCTTAACGTCGTAGCCGTGATCGAACATGCGGGTGGCGAACGAGTGCCTAAGCCCATGAAGTGTTATGTGCTCAAGCCCAGCCAAGCGGAGGTGCTTGTCCACGAGGTCGCGCACCTTATGTCTGCTGACGTGGGCGCCGTTGTATCCCATGAAGAGGTAATCGCCGGGGCCGATGCATTTGACGCGGATGTAATCCAAGAGCTCGCCCATGAACGACTCGGGCAACGTGACGTATCTGTCGGAGCCGGTCTTCGTGTGGTCTTTGCGCTTCCCGTGATTGTCTATCTGCTTGTTTATGAGCAGGGTGCAGTTCTGCGCGTTTATCGACTCATAAGTAAGACCTTGCCATTCTCCGATTCGAAGGGCGCCGTAGAAGAGCGTGAGGATAGGCACCTTCCATTCAGCGTCTTCTTCGTTGAATGACTCAATGAAGCTCCTGACGTCCTCCTCGCCGTTGACGAAGAAGTTCTCGTGCTCGGAGATCCTAGAGCCCTCCTTGAACGGGGCAAGCGCGTCTATCGCGTCATCAGCGACGTCCCTGCTTACGTACTTTCGTTTCTTCGCGTACTTGAGCAGGTTCTTGACCGCAATCATCTTGTTGTTGCAGGTCTTGCTCTTAAGGCCCTTCGAAGTGAGGTTTGCGCGGTATCTGTCGATGCTTCTCAACTCGAACGCCTTGGAGACGGATGTGGATTCGGGAATGACCGGGAAGAGGTAGTTCTTGAATGCGAGTTCGTAATTGTATACGGTCTCGTAGTCCATACCCTCGCTCCTGCAGCAACCGCAGAATGCTTGGCAGAGCTCGCCCAAGGTCATCTCCTCGCCGATTCTGAAGGATGGGGACTGGCGCTTTGCCTTCGCCTTCTTGATTTCCTCGCGCTCTATGTCCTGCATGTAGCGCATTCCGACCTCGCCGAACTTCCACGCCTTGTTGCGGATGTTCGCGGTGTGCCATTCGCCGTCCTCGCCCTTGTATTTGTAGGTGATGTAGTATTGCTTTCTCGCTTTGTCTTTGATGATTGCCATAAGGCCTCCTTTATTTGAAGGCCGTGGTTTGATAAAATCAAAAAGGTTGTGATTGCCACGGCCAAGAGCCCTGAATGCCGCCAAGCTGTGAGGGCTCTTTTCTTTTGCTTATTTGATGTAATCCTTGATGAACCTGAGCACTTTCTCCAATTCCTTCGCGCCAAGCGAATTGAGCTCGTTCTTCACCTGCTCACGCAGGCACTCTGACACGTTAGCCTGGTCGATTTGAATCCCGACCGAGCGATGCACCGCGTATTCGCCGGAATAGGCAACCGTCGTTTGGTTAGGCGTGGTTATCGACCAAGTCTCGGGGTTTATCCTTCGTATCACGTTGCATGACACGTTGTGCGATTCCCTTATCCTCGCGAGTTCCGCCTCGCTGACGTAGGCGTGCTCATCGTCGAAGTGCAACCCTATGCCCGCTGGCGAATATCCCATAAGGTAATCGCTCGTGACATCGAAGAAGGAAGTGAGCTTTTGTACGTGTATCTCTCTGAATGGCTGCTTCCCGTTCTCGATGCCGCACAGCGTGGAATTGCGTATCTTAACGTAGGATTCCAGCTCGCGAAGCGTGAGGTTGGCTTTCGACCTAAGTTCCTTTAGGCGGTTCATTTTCCGCACCTCCTTTCCGCCATCATTATATTTGCCTGCAACGAAAACCGCAATATTTTTTGGAAAACGCTAAAAAACTGTTGCGCTCCATCAAATCTGGCACTATCATAATGTTGCAACGAAAAACGCAGCAAGCGAAAGGGAGACGGCATGGCGAGAGAGCATTTGATCGACAGAGATAAACTTAAGGCCGAGATGCTTTTGAAGCACGTCCGAATCCCCGATATGTGCGAATATCTATGCATTTCCGACGCCTCTTGGCACAACAAGATGAGCGGAAGGACCGAGTTCACCGAGAGCGAGGTCTCTTTGCTCGTCTCGAAATTCGGGAATGTTATTTTTTTGCCTCGCCTTGCAACGAAAAACGGTGCAGGAAGGAGGTGAGAAGGTGACGATAGAGGAGAAGGAGCGGTTCCTGATGAAGCCTAGCTACACGGCCAAGGACATCATGGACATGCTCGGATGCAAGAAGACGTGGGCCACGCAGGTCATGAACGAGTGCAGAAGGAAGTTCGGCGGGCTGATACCCGGCAGGAACGCCATAACGCCGCAGTCGTTCTGGATCCACGAGCACACGACGCTAGACGAGCAACTTAGGCAACTCTCAATCGCCAAGGGCTATGCGCAATAAGTACCTGAAAGAGACGTACAGAAACCGAGACGCGTGGCTCTCAAACAGGGGCCTCGGAGGCTCGGCGGCGAGCGCGATACTAGGGCTCAACCCGTACATGAGCATACTCGAGCTCTACAGGGCGATAGTGATGCCGAACGAGAACCCCATCCACGACGAGAACGAGTCCATGCGCTACGGAACGCAATGCGAGCCGCTTATCAGGAAGATATTCGCCCTCGACCATGCCTCGACGTACCGAACGATAGCCCCAAAGGGCTTCGAGATGTACCGAAGGGCGGACAAGACGTGGATGACCGCGACCCTAGACGGGAAGCTCATAAGGCTTGCCGACGGCAAGAAGGGAATCCTAGAGATCAAGACCCACGACGTCCGGAAGAAGGACGATGCGGCCAACTGGGAGAACCGGATACCCGACAACTACTACGTGCAGGTGCTCCATTACCTGCTGGTCAAGTCGGACGCCGACTTCGCGGTGCTCAACGCAAAGCTTCGATTCTTCGATTACTCGAAGGAGAAGGGCCTGACACTCAATAGGACCGAGATACGGGAATACTACGTGGACAGGTCGGACGAGCAAGTCCAGAAGGACATGGCATACCTAGAGCAAAGGGAGACCGAGTTCTGGGAGGAGAACGTCCTAAAAAAACGGATGCCAATCATGCAAATCAAGTTCTAGGAGGAAAAAATGACACAGGAATTTGCATTAACGCCGGTCCTTGACAACGACACCGGCAAGTACGTCATCGACCACTTCGATGCCGTGCTCCAAACCGTCAAGGAATACATCGACGCGGCGGCCAACGCCATTGCGCAAATCGCCGACCCCGAGACATTGAGGCTGGCGAAAGACTCTCGCACCGAGATCCGCAAGAAGAAAGAGGCGATCAAGGATGCGCGAATCCAAATCAACGCCCTATTGCTCGGGCAGTTCAACGAGCAACTCAAGACCATCGAGGGAATGCTCGACGAGGCCGACAAATCGCTTAAAGCGAAGATCGACGCCTACAACGAGGAGACCAAAGGCCCTCAGGCAACCAAGCCGAAAGTCATGACCCTAACGGTCAAAGGCTACGACGCGAAAGCCATCGAGAAGGTCAAGAAACTGGCTCTATCCCTCGGGCTCCAAGCGGAGGTGAAGTGACATGGCCGAAAAGATGAAATTCTCCGTCGCCATCAAGACCGACGCATACAAGAACCTCATCAACAACACCCTCGGAGACCCCGAAGTCGCACGCAGATTCGTGGCCGAGATCTCCACGGTCGTCTCGCAGAACAAACAACTTCAGCTCTGCGACGCAGGCTCCATCATCAGCGCCGGCTTGCTTGCGCAGACACTCAACCTCTCCCTCGCCCCATCCTTAGGCTTTGCCTACGTGGTCCCCTACAAGGACAAGGCCCAGTTCCAAATCGGCTACAAGGGACTTGTGCAGCTTGCACAAAGAAGCGGCCAGTTCCAAGACCTCGACTCCAAGCCCGTTAGGGCAGGCGAGTACAAGGGCAGGAACAAGATCACGGGCCAGCCAATCATCGAGTTCGACGAGATGGAGGACCTCAAGAAGCCCATCGTCGGCTACCTCGCCTACTTCATCCTCAACAACGGCTTCACCAAGACGCTCTTCATGACCAAGGAAGCCGTAGAGCAACACGCCAAGAAGTACTCCAGGGCATTCGCCTCCGACTGGAGCGGAAACCTCTGGAAGGACCAATTCGACATGATGGCGCAGAAGACCGTCCTCAAATTGCTCCTCAACCGCTACGCGCCCCTCTCCATCGAGATGCAGCAGGCGGTCAGGGCTGACCAAGCGGTCGTCAGCGAGGACCTCAAGCGCTTCGAGTACGTGGACAACGAGAAGCCCTCCAACTCCACGGTCGCGAACACGCTTGCCCCATCCGAGCCCGAGGGAGAGCCCGTCCAAGCAGACCCCGACGGAGTCATCGCGGACGACGAGGATCCGTTCTAAGAACCAACTGGGGGGCGGGAAAAGAAAAAGTACCGCCTCCCATCCCTAACGGGGGAAAGAAAAGGCTTTGAATGAATATCTTAAAAACAAAAGAAATCCCTCAAACACCCTTCCTTCTCAATGAAAAAGAACCCTGCACAGCGAAGGCTGCTGATAACCATGAATGTTGCTGTATGGCCAATGGGATACGTTGCAGTAAAGCGAATCCGGAGGCAGGCGCATGCAGGTGACAGTGTGGCATCTGACCGTCGCCATGAGGGAGAACGGCATAGACGTCCCGAGAGGCCATTACGGGCCGTTCCTCGTAGAGAGGTTCTGGCAGGCTGTGCTCGACAGCAGGAGGGTGACCATCGAGAAGATACGCGACTGGAACCGCAGGTGCATCGCGTTCATGGCCAACAAGGGCCTAAGCATAGACGACTACATAGCGTACCTCCACAAGACGAAGATGTCGTCTGAACTCAACATCGACTGGCCGTCCATCGAGGAGCAGGCCAAGAAAGACAACGAGGAGTGGGAGTCGATACTCTCGCAACTCAAAACCCAAACCGATTGAACCAAGGAGAAACCATGAAATACACAATCGAACTCGACTACGAACAGGCGGAGGCCGTCAAGAAGGCCTTGTCCGCCGCAAGCGACAAACAGGCCGAATCGGCCACCATCGCCTTGAGGAAGAACGACTTCAAAGAGGCTTCCCACAACATCTACGAGGGCAAGAGATACCAAGACGTCCTCACCTACATCTGCGACGAGACCGGCAGGCAGGCGCTTGAGCAGTACCGCGCATCCCACCCCGAGGAGAACCACGATGGAACAGGAACAGAAGAATCTAACTGACCGTCAGGAAGCGCTTCTCGCCCTCCTTCAGAACACCTACGACATCGACGATACGCAATACCTATCATCGAAAGAGATCCAGGCGCTCGTCCCCGGCTATGACGCAAGGGACGCCTACAAGGAGATCAACCGCGACTACCACGCCATCAACAACGACCCCGAGGTCCCCAACATCATCATCGCCGACCGCGTCCACGGCTACAAGATCGCCACGGAGGCGGAGGTGAAGGCATACGCCGAGAAGAAGGCCATCAGCCTAAGAAAGGGCTTCGGCAGGCTCGGCAGAGTCGTCAGAAAAGCCAAACTCGAAGGGGTCATGGACCTCTTAACCGAAGAATTCCACAAGCCATTTGAAGTATCGAAAGGAACAAACTGAAATGTCAGCAAGAATATTCTTACTAAGCCCTGAAAAGGCGATTGAGTTTATCAAAAAACTCAATGAGCCCGGAAACGTCATCGTCAGCTCATCCAAAGACGATGAGAAAGCAATGCCCGAGATGTCTGCCTACGCGAAAGCGATGATGCTTAAGCACATGCAGAGAGAAATGGGTCATACCATCAGCAAAATCCCAACCGGCTTCATTTCCTTCAACTGCGACCTGAAGCCCATTATCCCGACCTTCTACGTGAACAAAGCCAAGAAGACCATCGTGTGCAAATTGGGCAAAAAGACCACTAAGGTCAAACTCCAAGACGGCGACACGTGGCATGAATACACCGGCTTGCTCGCTTCTTACGTCAAAGCGATCGTCGGATTGAACGTAATCAACAAAGCCCACATCGAAAGAGTGCCATGCGAAGAAGCGGAAGCGCCCATCGAAGCGCCGAAAGCCGTTGAGCTCGCAATCGACGAGCAACCCCAGCAATTCGCGTCCTTCGTTCCGCAACCCGATTGTGGATTCACCTTCTCGGTCAAGGACAAGGAATCCTTCCACTTCAAGCCAACCGGCGTGGATGGCGTCTACATCTCAGACTGCGCCGTGTTCAAAGCGCCGTTTGACAAGGACGGTTGCAACGACTGGGAGAAATCCAGCGGCAAGAAATTATTGGAGCAATGGTTCAAAGAGCACGCGCCAATCGAAATCCAAGAGCAGTTCGACATCGACATTCCCACTGTGGAGGAAGTCTTCTCCCAGAAGATGATCAACTGGTGGGGCGGCGATTCCGTCAAGGGTCTTGTCTCCAAGCAGTTCCCTATCTTCAAAGATTCCGACGAGCGCATGAAGGAGTTCGAGGGCAAGCCTATCTGGTGGTGGACGCGCTCCGCCAGCGCTGGCTCTGCCGACCTTGTGTGGGGCGTCGAGACCGACGGCGGCATCGGCATCAACTCCGCGTACTACGCGTACGGGTTCGTCCCCGTCTTGCGTCGTAAATCCCAAGAATCGACCAATCCCGACCGCAAGGTCGAAAAGGTCGGTTCGTCCAAGAAGAAAGCCAAGTCCAAAAAGTAACTGGTTAGTAATCAACGGAGTTTGGCCGTTCTCTCTAAAAACGGCCATCAAAAAAACAAAAACCCATGAAAGAAGAAGACAAAACGATTCAGATAATCGAGCCTAAGACGACTCAATACGTCCTTGCCGGCGAAAGGGTAAGGCTTGTCGGCAACAATGTTTACGGAACTCGCTTAGCCCATGAAGGCGTTGGCTATCTGCTAAGTCAATGGAATAAGCCAACGAGAAACATTGACGATGCCAGCATCATCGAACTGCAGGACTATGAGGTCAGATATTCATACGAGAACCATGCTTGCATATACCGCGCCGGAATGGAACTGCGTCTGATTAAGAAATCGGATGCGGAAAAATACCTGCTCGATCATCCTCTTCCAAGAAAAGCCATAAGCAAGAAAACGCGTGAATCAGTTTATGCGATGTTCAATGGGCATTGCGCATATTGTGGTCGCGAGATCGTCATGAAGGAAATGCAGGTTGACCACATAGTCGCCCATATGTCGCACGGCGGTGACGATTCGGAAGAAAACTATTATCCGGCATGCTCCGTATGCAACAGAGTTAAGTCGTCATCAACCCTAGAAGGCTTCAGAAGCGGAATTCGCAACTGCGCGAGGATTCATCACGGAAGAAAGCCAAGAGACCAACACATATACGCCGATTCAGACAAGATAGCCGAGTATTACAACCTACTCGGCGAAGACTGGAAGGATAGGCCGATAGTGTTTTATTTCGAGAAACAGGGGGCAGAAGAATGAAAGGCAATCAATATCGCAAGCTCCATCCAATGAGCAAATTCGCCAAGAGATTCTTCTGCCAACATGCCAAGCGGAACCAAATCCAAGACGATAAGCGCCAACTGAAGCGTGCCGTCAGAAGGAGCGGTAAAGCCGAGATAAGGGAGGAAACCGAATGAAAATAAACAATTTGGATTGGTCGGTCAAATATAACGACGACATGCAGGAAGGCACGTTCGGCGAAACGAATTATGAGACCCTTACCATCTACTTGCGCACACAATGTCATAAGCAAAACATGAGAAGGACGCTGTTGCATGAAATCATTCACGCCTATCAGTACTCTTTCGGCCTCCATTTCATAGAGAGTTTCAACAAAGAGACGATTTGTGAATTCATAGCGCACAACTTCGAAGCAATCGGGGAAATCTACAATCAGGCGAAAAAGGAGATTGGGCTATGAAAACAATCCTAATCTCAATCCATCCAAAGTGGGTTGCCAAGATTCTCAACGGTCAGAAGAGAATAGAGGTCAGAAAAACTGGTCCGCAAGGACCGGGACCGTTTGAAGTCTACATCTACTGCACGAAAGACCAGAAGAACGGCCTTTACTGGGCTGGCAAATGGGCGTGCATAAATCAAAAAGACACAATTCCAAGCATTAGGAACGGAAAAATCGTCGCCAAATGCAGATGCTACATCGGTTCTATGGACTTCCGTGATTCAAAACTGGATGACGGATCCGCGAATTACATCCTCGAGGACTGCCGCCTCACGCTTGAGCAAGCACGCAGGTACCAAGGCGATAGGCCAGTGCTTAGGCTCTGGAACATTGAAAAGCTCGAGGTCTTCGATAAGCCGAAGGAACTGTCCGAATTCTTCCACGGTTTCAAGCTCAAGAACAACGGCGCGGTCCTATTCGACTACGACAGCGAAGCGCTTAGACAGAGAACCCTGTGGGGATATGAATACTCCCATCCGCTTAAAAAGGCACCGCAGTCGTGGTGCTACATGGAGGTAAGGCAATGAACGATAAGAACCCACCCGCAAACGAGAAAGAACAGAACTACAGATTAGTCCCCGGCGTCGATTTGGACGGCAACGAGACGGTCTTCAAACTGATTCTCTCAGAGAAGAAGGATGGTGACAAAGATCATGGCGAGAGTGCCAGCTAGAACCGCAGGCAGATTCGGCCTGAACGCCGTCTTCATCGCAGGCGAGGTCGTTGACGTCAAACTCGGCCAGTCGGACGCGAAGCTGACCATCTGCGTGAAGGTGCGCTGCAGGGTCCCTTCGAAGAAGTACAGCACCGTCACCGTGCCTCTGTACGGAATCGGCGCGAAAGCCGAGCTTATGGCGCTTGTGTGCGAGCCCGGAAATTACGTCTACTGCGAGGCGGAGCACCGCATGAGCAAGCAGGACGGAAGCGCCTATCTGCTTTGCACTTATGCCGAGTGCCTATGCAGGCGGACGAAGGCGAAGAAGCCCGAACTGTCTGTGGTCGGAGTCCTCGACATGACCGACCCGATTGGCTACATCAAGCCCGAGGAGGGCAGGAGGCGCAAGAAGGCAAGAAGGGCAAAACGGAAGAAGAAATCATAGGAGATACGACAATGGGAAGATTCATAGTCCACGGGACTATAACCGAGGAGCCTAAACGCTCCACATTCAAGAACGGCATGGACGTGATGACCGTGACTTTGGAGGAGCGCACGCAAGGCGCCTTCAAGGAGCAGGTCAACATGTATTCCATCGACTTCATCGGCAGGAACACGGACTGCATCCCGCAGAACTCCAGGCTTGCCGGAAGCGTCGCGATAGTCGTCGGGCAAGTCTCGTCGAGGGAGTACAAAGGAAAGATCTACACGAACCTCTACGGAGACGGATTCACGCTCGTGACGCTCGAGGCGCCCAAATACGCGGATGAGGATGACATGCCTCCAGTGCCTGCTCAGGCAGGAGAGGTGCAGCAGACGGTCGATGAGGACGACCTACCGTTCTGATTATGGCCAGAAAAGACACGAACGAGGCCATGAACATCGCCGACAGCCTTAGGCTGACGCTGATGAACTGCGACATGCGGCTCACCTATGGGGAGACCCAAAGGAAGCTCCTTGAGCAGGAATTCCAGCTGAAATCAAAACTCGGATCCAAGAAGGCCAGAAGGCAGGCTATGGTGGCGAAGGCGCAAGCCAATTGCTACGAAATCTATGTCGAGAACGTCAAGAAGATAAAGTCCGAGGCCACGCTGGCCGTGTCCATGATTCTCGACCGCTACGAGAGCAAGTACCGCCGCATATGGATTATGTACTTCATCGAGAGGGCCTCATACGCCGAGATTATGGCGGAGACCGACTACTCGAAGGAGTCCATCGACAAGATAGTGAGGCGGTTCAAGGACGACATCACCAAATTCTACGGAGGTAACGACGAATGAACATCAGCGACAGATGCGCCAAGGAGATACGCTTCGTGAGCTCCTGCGAGGCATGCCTGAGGTATGAGGAGTGCCTAAGCGACCCCGAGAAGGCGAGGGAGCATGGGCGCAAGCCAAAGCCCGGAGGCTCGCAAGGAGTTGCGCCCAAGCGCTTGCGCAGGCAGGTCAGGGCATACTTCGAAAAGGGCAACCCCGTGCTGTTCCCGAGCGTGAAGGTGTTCTGCAGGGAGGTCGGTTGCACCGAAGCCCAATTCAAAACGGTTCTCGCCAAAGGGGTAAGCCCAAGGAAGAACTGCGCCGTTGCCTTCAAGAAGGCACATATCACGAGAATCGAGATCGAGTACTCACAAGGAGGTTAACCATGAGGAACTGCAAAGAATGCGTCAGATACCGAGGCGGAATCTGCGAATGGCTCGGAATGGAGCCAAACGGGGAGCCGTGCGAGAAATTCAGGGAACGGGAGGAGAAGAACAGCGATGAACCAAGAAAAGCAGATAGAGAAGCTGAAAAGCGATAGGGACACCGCCCTTCGGATAACCAAGAGCTTCTCCGACAAACTCAAGATCCTCGCGGAGCACGTCTGCATCTGCGGAGGCAGGCTAGCCTTCAAGGACGCGGACCTAGACCAGCGCGAACTCAAGTCCTTAAGCGAATTCATGGAGGTATACGAATGATTAAGGAATACAAGACGAAATTCGGCATCGTCGCCATCAGAACCGAGCATGTGACCCACGTGAAACTGCCCAACGACGAGGACGGCAAGTGCTATGCCCAAATGGTGAATGGGGCATACATCAACCTCACCAAAGAGCAGGGCGAAGACCTTATTCAGGAGATGAAGGTCGAATGTCATATCAAGAAGTGAACCATCGTTACCATCGGCTGATTAGGATGCTGACCGTCCATACGGACGGGACCGCCACCGTATCCCTCAAATCGGGAGGTGGCTTCATCGCCGAGTCGCCGGAGGAGATTGAGAAGGAAATGAAAAGGCTTGCCGGAAAGGAAAATAACGATGAATGAAACCAAAGAACCGATGACCTTATTGAAGGCGCTGGAGGCGAAGAACCGCGTCTGCGTGCAGATGGTCAACCCAACGAGGGACGAGAAGTGCCAGTGCTTCATGTTCTTCAACAACCCCAACGACGCGCTTGCCAAGGCGCTTGACCCGCTTGTCGGGGAACTCGTCTACGTGGGCGAGCCGACCGAGCAGATGCCGTTCTCCTACGCGAAGACTCTATTCGTCTTTGAGCAAGAAGACCTGCAGCCGCCAGAGGAAGCCGAACCCGTGCCTGAGCAGGCAAGGGCGGAGGCGTGAGCGTGCCTGTTCAAGCAGGAGGTTGCGTTATGCCCATGAACGAATTATGCGAAAACAATGCAAAGCCACGTTCTTTTCCTAAGAAAAGGCCTATTTTGCTGCGGGGCGACCTCGTTGAATTCGACCATCTGCCGCAGCGAAACGTCTCCCTGCTGTACTCCGTGAAGAGGAGCGGAAGGAAACTTGTCGGCAACACGAAGTACTCTAAGAACCAAGGCAGGCTCTATTGCGAGTGTGGGCCAGTGGACAAGCAGTTGCGCTCTTGCGTCAAAGCCGTTTGGAGGCAGTCTCCCGATGGCGATTACATGCTCATTTGGAGGAAGGATCCGTGATCCAAGGGAGATACGTCACCAAGGGCTATGCCCTCTTCGTCAAGCAGTCGTTCCTGCGTGGGCATGCAGAGGAGATAAAGCGCTCTGCCGGCTTCGTCGGGATTGACGAGGGAGATGACGCGCCTCTTGTCAGCACCCGCTCGAAACTGCGCGGTTTCGCCTCCATTTGGTTTGCAACCAAATTCGAGGCCGAGTTATTCGCAAACACCCACGTAAACGACGTGTACGTCGGCTCATACAACGATGGCGTTAGGATGCAGGTCATCGAATTCTCTGGAGAGAACGCCGTCTTTGGGGATTGGTACTCCAACGATGACTGGAGGTCGTGGTGGAACTCAAAGCCGAACGAACTGCTTGACCGAGTCAACATCAAGACGGATGACTTCGCCAAGATCTGCTCCGCCTACGACGAGGCCGAGAAAAACTTCAAGGGCGCGCTGTCGAACCTCGTGCTGAAGGAACTTCCGTTGCGCAGATTCTCTTTCCCAGAAGGGGATTGCATATACGAATTCGACTACAAGGGCGATGGCGTCATGAGGGTGAATTCCTTCATCAGCCACCAAGATGGCGCGTTGCGACCGTTCTTGGAGATGGACGTGCATGGGATGGAAAGTGAGCTTGACGCGGACTTCGGGCAGGAATCCATCCGCTGCTCCCCATTCATGGCGGCCAAAGCCCCACGGGAAGTCGCTTATAAGGCGGCGTGGAACTTCATCATCGTGAATTGGTTCATGCTCAACCTGCCTGCCCGCGTAAGCAAGCAGAGGAAGGTGATTGGGCATAAGCGAAGCAAAAAGCGAAAACATTCTCAGAAGCCGTTGGAGGTGGTTTGGAGGGATGAGTACGAAATCGACCTCAACGGACTCACCAAGGCGATGATACGCCGTGAGATAAGGTGCCTATGCTGGGGCGTTAGGGGCCACGAGAGGCACTACAAAAACGGCAAGGTGGTGTTCATCAAGCCGTATCGAAAAGGCAGGGAGAGGGACAACCCCGATGCCTATGTCGCAAAGACTTACAGAAAGGAGGGCGATGAAGAATGAGATTCAAATTCGAGATCCCTGGCGAACCGCTTGCCAAGGCTAGGCCGAGGGCATCGCTGTTCGGTGGGCACGCCCATGTGTACACACCGCAGAAAACCGCGAACTACGAGGGTAAGGTGGCTCTTGCGTTCAAGAACGCGTACCCGAGTGCTTGCCCAAGCACCAAGGCGCTTGTTGTGACGCTTGTGTTCTATTTCCCGCTCAACAAAGGGGATTACACCGGCACCGGAAAGCTGGGGAAGCATGGCCTTCTGAAGCTCGCCGGCAAGGAGAGACACGTCAAGAAGCCCGATTGCGACAATCTCGCGAAGTCCGTCCTCGATGGCCTAAACGGGATAGCATTCGTGGACGATTCGCAGATATGCGGGCTTGCCATAAGCAAACGGTACGCGGAAAGCCCCCGCTGTTGCGTCACCATCTGTGAGTTGATGTGAAGAAAAGACGGCCGTAATGCGGTCGTTTTTGATATAATTAAGGCATGGCAAGGAAAGAGGTTGGCGCTGGATTATTCGGCATTGGCATCGTGTTCGGCATCGTGTTGGCCGTCGTGCTGCCGCGATTCGTCGATTGGTGGATCGTGGTTTTGGCCGTTGCTGCCTTCGCGGTAATCACGCTGGCTGGCGTTGCGATTTACATGCGCAAGTAACCTGACTGAGCAAGCACTGGCGCGCATATGACTGCCTGCGCAGGCGCGTAACATATGTATATAAATAAAACCGCAAGCGTCGGAATCGCAAGCGGTTTTTTCATCAGCCGTTGATGTCCTTGAGAATCAGCTGGCGGACGTAGTCGATTTTGTTTTCCTGCTCCTGCAGTTTGCGGATGACCTCCGCATCGTGCTCGTTGTGGAAGCGCAGGGTGAAGGCGGTTTGGGAGCGCTTTTTGTACGCGTTGTTGACTCTGGTTGTCGCCCTTCTCCGCTGTCTGTTGGTCGTGTAAAGTCTCTTTGGCATCGGTGTTGCCCTCCTGTTCGATTATATATTCGCGTGCTTGCTCAGGCAAGGTCGTCTTCGGGATATTTCTCCGCGCACTTGGCACAATCGCAGATGTCGCAATCGCACATTGAGCATGGCTTTATCATCGCACCGCAATGCGGGCATTTCTGACGCTCGAACATAATTGGGTAGAGTTCCACGTCATATCCGCAGACGTTGCAGTTTTCGGTAATTTCTCGTTTCATTGTTTTGATCTCCTTAGATGATTCCGTTCTCGCGGAATTCCTTGAGCAGGCCGTATTGCCTGCCCAAGTCCGTGAAGTGCGCTTGCATCCTGCATAGGCACTCATATGATGGGGTTGCGTCAGATAGGCGAGACTGCCAGTCGGTGGCCTCCTGTCGGGCCTTCTCCTTGGCTCTTTTGTATTGCCACCTCATTGGAGTTCCTCCAAAGAGATTGGGCAAGCGCCTTCGGCTATCAGCGTGTTGCATACGTCGTCGTCCGTGATTTGGTGTGGAAGGGCGTACACGTCCCTTCCGCAATGCAGTGCCATTGCGACTCCTATAAGATTGCCGGAATGGGGTCTGCAATCGAGGACGTATGACCTCTCGCTCATGCTGGACGCTACCTGCTTCAGGCGAAGGGCGAGCATGCTTGACGGCACGGGGGAACGCTTTGTGGTGAATGAGAAGCGCTCACCGTTCGGCCTAACCCCGTCAATGTAGTCGGCTGTCTTCTCGCGCAGCCATATGACCGTGTATCCCTGCTTGGGCAGGCACTCGATGATCTTCTGGCGAATCTGCTTGGCGTAATCGGAAGTGGCTCTCATGACGAACGCGAATTTGTCTCCGCTTAGGTCTATGGTCTTGTCTTCGAAGAAGACGGCGAACGGTGGCTGTGGGGTGGTGTCCTTGATGGCGAGCGGGAAGCGTTCGTCCATGTAGGCAACGGCTTTGCTTGTGCACTCGATAGCCTGGTCGATGTACTCGTCCTCGACAGAGCCACGTGCCTTGATTGCGTCAAAGACCCGTGTGAAGTCCCCGTCCTCGCGGATGGTCAGGGCGATTAGGATGTTGTTGGCATTGAGCCTGTTGTTGGCGATTTCCATTTTCAATCTCCTTTCATGAAATCTTCGATTTCCTTGGAAAACTTGCATTGCGTTGAGTATGTGGTCGCTTTGAGTATGGACGTGATCTGCGCCCTCGTACCGTATCGCAGGAGCACTTTGGAGTTCGGGTGCTTCGTGAGCAGGATGTAGAGCGGTTGGCCTATCCTCTCGTAGTTGGTGACGAATAGCGATGCCTTCGTCCGTGCCGTCTCGTAACGGCCTATCA